CGCGCCGGCTGCGGTATTTCAACGGGCCAAATCGCTGGGGATCGTGGGCGCCGGCCTGGGTTTCGCCATCTGGTTCATCGGCTTCATGGTGATCGGCGGCGAGTGGTTCTCGATGTGGCAGTCCACGCAGTGGAACGGCCAGGACAGCGCCTTTCATTTCTACATGACGGTGATGGCCGTGGCGATATTCCTGATGCAGCCCGAGGGCGAAGTGGCGTAGCCATATCGCTGCCATGCCGCGGATTGCCAGCCGGGGAACCGCGGCATCCACGGGCCTGGAACGGCGCCTCTTGATTGAAGTGGCGGAAGGTGTGAGATTCGAACTCACGAGGGCCGTGAAGCCCCGCCGGTTTTCCGTACCCCTATGGCTTTCGCCACCAGGCGCTGCGGCCTGTTTGCGGGTCTGGACTTTGCCTTCACCATGGTCCCGATGAGCAAGGGACGTTAGGTGGGAGCCGTCAAGTCTCTACACGTTATCGATGCGTCGCCGGTGGGCGGCATCGATCTTCGCTCGGCGTTACCTCGGAAGCGGGTCCAGGGGCTTCACCGAATTTGACTCCTTACATCCGCCGGGTTTCCCCCGCGGCGCTCGATTGAACAAGACCGGTGCATTCAACCACTCTGCCAACCTTCCACGGGCGGGATTGTATCGGATTTCGTGCGCGCCCCGAGTACGTCCGTCCGCGTTTTCAACCACTTCGCGACGCGCCGCGGCGCCGGGCCTGGCATGTTCTGCACGATCCGCCCCGAGCCGGGCAGGCGTCGCCAAGCGGTACAATGCCCGTCCCCGCTGGGCACTCAATGCGCGACAAACCCCCCGTGCGGCGCACGGCGCCGCCCAGCACGCCCGAGTGGTGAAATTGGTAGACACAGAGGACTTAAAATCCTCCGGCTTTAATCGGCCGTACCGGTTCGATTCCGGTCTCGGGCACCACCCATGCGGGTTTGCAGCGTAGTACCTACTCGCAAAACACAAGGCGTTCCGCAAATGTTCCGCGAGGCGTTCCGCATTTGACAGCTTGCCGCCCTTCGGGGCGGTTCTTTTTGGGCGTAACAGACCGACGTACACTCGGCTCATGAATGCGCTGAACAGTCATCAAGCGAGATTCCTGAAACTCTTGGCCGAGAGGTCCCCTAGGTTCCTGATTGTGGGAGGCTGGGCGGTCAACCTACACGGGGCCATTCGGCCAACCGAAGACTTGGACGTATGGATCCCGGGAGACCAGCAATCATTGGAACAGGTTTACGCATGCCTGCTGCTCTGCGGCATGAACTTCAGCGACGCGGCCGACGTTCTCCATGGCATTCAAAGTCCCAGGGCTGCCGCACGGATTCATGCAGACTGGAAGATCGATCTGTTGCGAAAGATCGACCCACTCACGTTCTCACGCGCGTATGACAAGAGAGCCTCACGGATGCTTGCAGGGATTTTGCTGCCTGTCATTGCGCTCGATGACCTGATAGAGTCAAAGCGGGCAACGAACATAGCGAAGGACGCCCGCGACGTGGAACGACTGAACAATATTTAGCCATGTGCTCCCACTACACCGCCCTGAAGAAAGCCGAGCAGATGGAGCGCTACTTTCGCGCCCGCGGCATCCCGATCCCGAAGTCCGACATGTGGCCTCGGTACCCTGGCGTGTTCGTGCGCCGGCCGTCCGAATGGGAGTCGGGCGACGAGGCAGTACCGGAGCGGGAGGCGGTTGTCGGGCGCTGGGGCCTGATATCGGCCATGACGAAGGCTGAGGGCGCGGAGAAGGCGCAGAAGCTGTCCACCTTCAACGCCAGATCCGAAAGCGCGGCCAAGTCGTTCACGTTCGGCAATGCCTGGCGCCGGGCTCAGCACTGCATCATCCCGGCCGATGCCGTCTTTGAACCTGACTGGCGATCCGGAAAGGCCGTGGCCACCCGGTTCACCCGGGCCGATGGTGCTCCACTGGGCATCGCCGGCCTGTGGGACAAGTGGCGCGCGCCCACTGGCGAATGGATCGAAAGCTACACGATGCTGACGATCAACGCCGACCACCACCCGCTGTTCAAGGACTACCACCGGCCCGGCGACGAAAAGCGCATGGTCGTGATCCTGCCAGACGGCGCGTATGGCGACTGGCTGACGGCGAGCGCTGCGGATACCATGGACTTCCTGAATCCCTACCCTGCCGAGCAGTTGGTGGCGGAGCCGGTCATCAAGACGGCAGTGGCTACAGACGAGGAATGACCATGGACCTAGAAGTCGAATCTTGCGCGCTGTGCGAGGACGACCTCCACACCATTGCCATCGCCGCTGGCGTCCTACCCCCGGACGGCGAGATGACTCCGGAGCTGCTGGAATACACCCGGACAATCGTGGGCCACTGCGCCGCCCTGGGGGACCGGTATACGGATGAGGACGGTTCAGCAGGCGATGAAATCAGGGCTGCATTCGGACTTGGATAGAGCGATATACTGTTTATCCATACAGTATTAGTCATGCTCTACCATGCTCACGTGCAACATTGTCCGAACGCACCGGATGGGCGAGCCCTTGCAGGCCAAGGACTACGACAGGCCCATCAAAGGTACGGTGCGCATGCAGACCGTCCACCACGAAGGCTTGAAGCGGGCAGTACCAATCTTTACCGTGGCGTCCTTCGAGCAGTTCGGGGCGTCGCGCCCGCCGCGCATCCCAGACCTGCTGGAACCCCAACTTCTGACGTTCGTCTCCGACCGAGGCATGATGGTGCGAGGGTACGAAGAAATCGACGGACGCCGCTTCTATCAGGGCTGGTGGATTACCTGGTCGTAGTGTCCAACAAAATGGACATTCGGGTGAATGTTCTAGCGAATTAGACAGCCGGGGTCTGCATCGGCTATGCCGCAAGAATCACTTCCTCGGCTTCCAACCGCACGCTTTGGCCCCGGCTCCTATGGGTGCGCCGGTAGCCGTTATGGTTCCGACGAATCGACATAGGCGCGTACCGCTGCGGTCTGCTTGTCAGAGCAAGCCTTGTACTGGAAAACTAGCGCAATGTATGCCTCTGCGAGCACATCCCAATCTTGACTATTGAACCTCGGCACCGGAGGACACGGCTGAGCCACGTTGACCGGCAGCGGCGGCCTTGGAGATTGCGTCTTGGATGCTGCGCAGCCGGCCAGGGTCAATGACGCAGCCAGCAGGCAAAGGAGTCTTGACCACGGTTTCATGGTATTCCTTGATGACAGTTGGTGCGGTACTGGCTAGGGAGTCTATTTGCACGGCCAACTGCGTCGAGATATCCGACAGCCGTCCCGTTTCGGCCTTGAACTGCTGAAGGTCCGCCAGCGTGTGCGCGGCCTCAGAGTCGGCTTTGCCTGACTCGTACCCGGAGTGGTGCAGCCACCACCCGCCAATGGCAAGGCCACCCACCAGCGCAGCTCCGCCAGCCGCCGCCCATAATCCTGACGTGCCAGCCGTTGCAATCTTGACCGTGTCCAGGATGCTCATGGCGTGTTCAACCAGTCCGGAACTTCAGCCGGTGGCGCGGGAGTCGGCGGAGTAAGCGCCTGGGTCAAATCTTCGGCGGCCCCCTTAACCGTCGTCGCTGCGCTCTTGGCTTCAACCGCCGCCCCCGTCGCCACCTTTGCAGCCTTCCCCGCCCCAGTAGAGGCCGCCTTGGCGGTCTGCGCTGCGCTCTTGGCTGTCTCGGCAGCGGTCTTAGCAGTCTCCGCCGCTGACGCTGCGGTCTTGGTGATAGCGGGCAATCGGTCTTGGATGACAACGATCAGTTGGCTATTCGTGTCCTGCAGCCGCTGTACCTCTGCCTGATACTGACCACGCATCGCGGTAATGTACCGATCCCCCCAAACGAGCATGGGCGCGCTGAACAAGACTCCGCCCAAGCAGAGCATGCCGAAGTAGGCGCACCACACCTTGATTTCCCGCTCCAGGCGCCATGCCCGCTCCGCGTCATAGTGCAGCCAACGTTCCAACAGTTTGCTCATTTGGAAGCCTCCGAAGAAAGAGGCTTGCCAGTGAGGCCGGCAATCTCGTCTCGCGCCTCTTTCAGTTGGTATTGCAACAGGGCAATGTCGCCCTTCATCTGCGCCCATTCTTTGCGCATTTCCTCTAGGTCTTTGTCGAGCTTTTCGGCGCGGGCCTTCCATTGGTCCCGCTCCGCCGTGATTGTGGTGAGCAGATTCCCGGATGCCGTCGCGTTGGCAACACTGTTGTCGAACGTTCGCGTTAGGAGCGGCAAGAGCCAGGTCTTTCCGAGCCATATCGCGATGCCGATTACAGCCGTACCGTAAGCGCCGTTCTGTATCGTGGTCCAATCCATCACGCCCCCAGGACCGCACGGGCGATGTTGTAGCGGTGTAGGCGGTCTGCATAGCCGTTCAGGCCGCCATTGATTCGCCGGGTAAGGGCCTCGAAGTCGCCAGAGTCGGCAATCTCGTTGCAACCGTTCCTGGACCACCACCAGCCGGCCGACCGCGCCGCGAGAATGGGTTGCTCCAACAGGCCCGGATTGCTCAAGACATCGATGCCCAGGCCCAGGGCGACGGCGGCATAATTGGCCCGCCCCGTGATCTGGATGAGCCCACGCCCCATGTACTTCTTCCCGTCCCCCGGGCTCACGTTGCCAAGGTCCTGGCGGCCCTCATACCGCTCTTGCGCGGGCGTGGGCCCCCATATCTCGCGTGTGTGCTGGAAGCCCCCGCTCTCGTGGCCGATTTGCGCGATGAATGCCGCCGCCCTCATGGGAGACACGATGGCGAACTCCATCATCGCCCTCTCTACCGGGTCATACCACTTGTCCGCCAGGGAAACTGACAGCATCGCTGCCGCGGCGAAGTCTTCCTTCAGCATGTTTTCTCCAGGCGTAAAAAAACCCGCCGTAGCGGGTTGTCAGGGTGAGGGCTGTGTTGGCCAACTTATGGCCGCCACTTCCTCTGGCGTTGTCGCTGCATCGATCTGTGCCTTTAGTGCCCAGGAGGTGGCGTACTGGGTATTAACGTGCTGAAGCAGCGCCGCACCCAACGCTATGACGCCCGGCCCATCCATTGGCACATTCTCGTTATCCGAGGTGCGCCAGGTGAAGCCTTGTGGCAACGCGATGCCGGCCTGAACTCCAGTTGCGGTTCCGATGATGTTCGTCCGGCTGACCAGGTCGGAGTCGTAGCGGTGGCCCTCGTGCTCAAAGCCGCTATCGATGGCGGCCAAACAGTTGCTAGTGATCTGGGCTGACTTCGCGAAGCGCAAGCCTTCCAGCGTTGTCCCAGGGGGACTAGGCGGATCACTCGGCTCTAGCGTCGCGGGAACATTTAGCCTGCTGCCATTCGGAGCAGTGAACGTGTACCCGTTCGCCGTCTGACTCACGATCACATCGTCATCGAACTGGTAGTACTGCCCAGTAAGCGAATCTTTGAAAGTCTGCATTATCGGAACTCCACCCATGCGGTTAGCGTGCCAGTTGGGAAAGACACTGAATAGTTAGACCCGTCCGGAACAATGGCGAATGCCGAGGCCCGACCATCAGTCGCCACTAGCCGTGGCTTAGCAATCTCAAGCCCACTCACATACAAGTCGAAAGTCGCCGAACTTGTCGCGCTAAGCGTCACGGACACGAATATGGGTTTGCCGGTGGAATTCGTATAAACAGTGTTCAAGGCGCGGCTTGCAATCATGTTCTGCCAGCTCTGCCCTACCCCGATGAGTTGGCTTTGAGCAGCCATCGCCGAAAGCAAAGGAGCAATTGGAACCCACGTCGTATTCGCGGCATTTCTCTGCTTGATAAGACCCGTGCCAGTGTCGTTCCAGATGCAGTATGGCGTCGCAAATGCAGCCGGATCCGTGGGGCCAGCAAACCCTGTCGCAACCGTCTCCAGAGCACTGTTTATGTCGTTCACCAACTGGGGCCCCGACAATGGCGGAGTGGTTGTGATCTGTATCGATGTCTGAGTCATTTATATCGTCCAAGAAAAAAGCCGCCCGTTGAGAGCGGCAGATTGCGTACCCGTCAGTATCCTTGGCTTATCCAGTTTATTTGCCGCTGAACCGCGGTTGAGTTGTTGAAGAGACGTATATTGAAACCAGTCTCATCATCGCCCGTGAGCGAATACCAATCTCCCGCAACGGCATCCAGGATAGTGATCTGGACATTTGGATTGTGGTGGAACTGCTTTGCGTAGGTGATGCGTTGACCGGACGATGCAACCAGCACGCTTTCCCCGCGTTGAAGCATATCGGGAACATCAATGGTCCATTCGAACTTGCTGACGAAAGGGATGATCAGAGGATCGGCAGTGGCTATCAGCAGGCGAACATCGAAGTATCGCGCGTTGATAAGCCCAGGAACATAGTTACGCCAGTCGCTCCACTCCCCTTCAGCGATTGCCGTTCGAATTTGAGGGATTACGGAGACCTTGACCAAGTCAGAGCCATTCAACACATCCTCGACTGCAAGTATGTCGGGGATAGTGAACACATCTGCGGTGACGTTCCTCGCCGCCACTTCGATACTGAAGTCCACGCGCACAGGAGTAACGAACCCGATATCCACCTGGTCGGATACAGCGTTGGTGTAGGACCCATTGGCAGCAGGGCCGCCGAACCACAATACGTCTTGTTCTGACAGAACATCGGCGAGACTAAGGATATCTCCCTGAGGGGCCAGCGTGAGCATCCCATCATGCACATAGGCGCCGCCTGACAGCGTTCCTCCCCACTCCGGCGCTTCGTCCTGCACGACGAGCACGTTACGTACCAGCGTCGCTCCATCAATCAGTATGCTATCCGGCGGCCCGTAGATGATGATCCCGTTTGATATGGCGAACCGGGGGAACACCCAGTAGAGCCCGTTGCCAACCGCTAGAGATTCCAGCGCGTCGGTCACCGCGACTGTTCTGGCATTCGTCGGCGTAGGACCGATACGAATCTCATAGGACGGATTTCGTCTGTCCTCCACCCTGGTCCACGAAAGCCACGTGAGCCCATCTCGGAAGACGCTTGTCAGCCCAGTGACTGCGGGCAGAGGCGCAGTAAGACCGGCCACTGTCATGGATGCTGACTTGGCCACACCCAACCCAGTAGGAGAAACAGGGGTGACAGTGACACTCAACACATCGCCGGTGTGGGCCTGAATCGTGAAGAAGCGATCATTGGTGGTCACCGTAGGCTTGGCTACACCATTGATTCGGTAGTCAATATTCACCCTCATGGCCGCGGAGATCACCCAGTCAACTCTGACTTGGATATCATCCATAGGCGCACTGACGATAGATTCCTCGAAGAAGACCGCCATCACTATCCCGCGAAGCAGGGACCCATCTCGAGGCGGCGAATATACGAATGGGTTAGCTTCGGTTGCGTAATAGTTCGGGTCGTCATCAACGGCTTCGAATCGAACGCCATCATCGTTCGTTGGTGAAGCACTAACAATCTTCAGACGGCGGCCTGGAATTGCCAGGGGATCGAACTGCCACGCCCAATCCAAAGACGAAACGTCCGCATAACTTGCATCTCCGGGCAGCGGGAACCCATCAAGGTCGGCCGGGTTAAGCAGGCTCACCTCATCGACATTACCCGTGCCCACAACCCGAAATACGACGGCTTGGTTCTCTGGCCCTCGCAATATCATCCAGCCACTTGACGATATCGGCACCGTGGTTGAAAGACGCAGGATCACCGACGTACCGCTTCCACTCCCATCGACCTGTCGCGTAGCTCCGACGAGCCGGCCCGAATAGCCCCAAACCGTCAAGTCATGCGTCAGGCGTACTACATCGCCGCGGGTAGCGATATACCCCTCGATGTCCATTTCCCATGAGATTCGGCGGCGGTGGAAGTTTTGACTTGCAGCCAGAAGGTTCACAACCCTGCCGGCCACAGCCGCGTCGACAATACCCTCAAGGTCGAAAGTCTGGGGATTGTTGAGAAGCGGAGCGTTCGGCACTCGGACACGTACTTGATCCGCCTGCCAATCTCGGTCCTTGTTGACGAAGTTGCCAATGATCTCGTCAACGGTTCCATCAACATAGCTGACTTCGAAAGTGCCAGCACGGATGTTGTACGGCCCGATCAATGCGACCGTGGGCTGATCAGCAGCATCCCAAATAACGCCCAACTTCCCAGACTGCCAGGTGTAGGAGGCTTGGCCCGCACGCGCAATCATCGTCAGCACATCGTGCACAGACATCTTCTGTGCCAGTACATAGTCGAATGTCCAGCCCTTAGCATCGCAGTACGCGCCCCAGGCTTTTATACCTTCAATGTCGATCTGTGTGTCAGGGATACAGGCCCCGTACTCTTTGTTGCCGCTCTCGTCTCGTCGCCCCAGGGCGAACCAGAGGAACCACCATGCGGGATTGCGCGTCGTGGTGTATACCCACGAGGATCCATTCCATACATTGCACTGAGCTTGGCATGTCGCGGATAGTTCATCGATGGGTCCGTTCAGTTGGGACGTAGCCTTGATGCATATTCCCACTCGCAACTGATGACTGTAATCCGTAGGAGTGTCTTGGTAGGCTCGGATCTGAGGAATCGATGTGACGGTGGAGTCTGTGTTGCTGCTCAGGTCTTCCGTCAGCTTGCGAATGGCAATCTCGTACTGCCCGCGAGGCACAGAGGCGCCTATGGTCTGCCGTATGGCCTTGTTGGAATCGCCCGTCATCCGATATCCATCGGAGGTCGTGTATCCGATTAGCGGATCAGGCGCCGTCCCCTGCCACGGCCTTCCCAACTGGAAAGGGTGTGGCAGCCAGCGCCACTCGTAAGTCTGGCAGGAATAGTTGTCGCCGGCGTCACCACCACCCCACGTCTGGCATACCTGGTACTGCTCGCCGTTCACGTGGTCATCAGGGTCTAGCGAACCATAGTTAACCTGAATCCACTCTGACCCTGAAGTCGCGCTTTCACCATTGGCGAGTCCCTGATAAACCCCCAGCGCCCAGTAATGAGTCGCATAAACCGGATCCGTATAGGATCCCAGTGGAACCCAGTCGCCACCGGTCACGTCCCGGTAGTGAATCTGTACAGTTACAGTACGGGGATTGAACTTTCCCGTCAGGGTGTCCAAGCTATACAGGACCGCGGCGAGCTCAATATTGAAGTACACCGTATCCGGCGGGGTCGTTCTGTAGTTCCAGCCGTCGACCTGGTTCAGATCGAATCCCTGGATGGTGTCGATGTTGTCCCAAACAATCGACAACTTTCCGTCCCAGCCAGAACGCTGTGTCTGCACACCCTGGAAATTCTCAAGCGGGCTGTCGCCAATCTTGTAGTTGTAGACCAGCAGGTCCGGTTGCAAGCCAAAGTGGAACGCTTGGGATAGGTACTGGTCGTCACCTACATAACTGGTCGACGGGTTGCTGGCCAGATCCGGAACGACCTTAACGGGTCCTCCCATCACGAGCAGCATGGGCTCCCACGGGCGTGCAGTGTTGCGCGAGGCCTGAATCTGAAAGCTTGGGGCGTTATCGGTACTGTTCGCGCTGCTGGCGAGATTTGGTTTGGGCAGCGGAATCAGGGCGTTGACTAGGAGGCTGCCGCCGATGGATATTGCAGCAGCAGCAGCCGCGCCATATGCACCACCGACGGCTACTCCCACACCGTACGAGACAATCGCGACAACGACCAGCGCGACGGTTCTGAGAATCTTGCTTCCGTCCCCGCCACCCTCCGGCCAGGATCGGATGATGATCTGGTCGCCCTGTCGCGGTATCAGGTTTCGCCATAGATCGACAGGCACGTCTCGGCCATTGTGAAGAACTCGCACTCGGCCCTGCGCCACGTCCATCTCCACGCGCTCGACATACCTGCCAAGCGTTTCTCCCGGAAGGAAGGCAGCATAGGAATACTGTCGCCCTTCGTCCGTGAAAGCATGCGGCCAGGAAACAACAGCGGGCAGCTTTGCTACAGCCATTTGTAGAATCCCTCAAGGGTGTAGCGGAATTCGGTCATACGAGTCAGGCGCTCTCGGACGACGGCGCCAGCGGATTGATCGGCATGAAGGATCCACACTTCGCTGCCGATTAAGCAGACCACCCCGATATGGGCGAGACGGCCACGCGCCAGGAATAGCGCTGGCTGCGCATCGGCTGGCTTATCCACACGGACGGCCAGCGCGTCTTTGTTCGCCATAACCTGGGCGGACTGCTCACGCAACCCGGTCGCATGGGACGATGGCAAACCGCAGTCGATGCCGAGAACGTCTCGCGCAACCTTGGCGGCCAGACCAGCGCAATCGCCAACTTCTGCCACGTAAGGCTGCCCGACGTACTTGTCGCTCCAATGCAATCCAGTTCTCCAATAAGAAGGGGCGCTCCGAAGAGCGCCCCGATTTACTGCCCCTGCCTCGCCTTGCCTGGCCGTACCTCAGCTCGCCTAACCGCGGCTCACCTTGCCTGACCACACCCCGCCATGCCATACCTCAGCATGCTCTGCCAAAGCTAACTGCATCGGATAGCGCCCTCTCTCGAAGACGCTACCCGCTGTTGTCAGCCCTTGCCCTACCAAAGCGCACCACGCCGTACCCGGCCAGATCACGCCTTACCTTGGCCCAGCCCACCTCACCAAAACTATTCCAAAGCCTTCCGTGTCATCCCGCGCAATGCCGTCAGCTTGGCGGCGGCATCCGCGTTTTCCTTCCTCTGATCGTCGGTCAGTTCCGACACCCTCAGGTTTCGCAACTTCTGACCTGTGCCACGGAAGATCCTGCGCACGTCCTTGACGAACTCCCGCGTCGCGTATCCGGTCTGCTCCTGCGGGGGAACCCACCGGTAGCCCTCCCCGCGAACCGACTGCAAGCACACTTGATGCTCACGCAACAGTTCGCCCTTGAACGCTTCGATGTTTGCCAGCCATTCAAACTGGCGCTCTTGGAACTCCGCTGCGGTCAGGCGGCGGCTTTCTTTGATCGACGGCATCCCGAAATGTTCGGCTAGCCATGCATGACTGATCACATCGCCGTACCTGAACTCCGTCAAAAAGTCCTGCACCGCCTGGCGCCAAGCGGGGAACCGCGCCAACTCGACGGATTGTTCAGTCATAGCGCACCTCGAAGCGTCCAAACCGAGGGCGGAACTCGCAAGTCCCGATAAGCGCTCCAGCATCGTCAATGGCTTTCTTGACTTCATTGATGTTCAGAATCTCCGTATTGATCGCAACCTCGACCTCCGTGGTCCACTCACGGAAGATTGGTCGATACCGCATCAGCTTGGCCGTGCCTACCTTGACGCCTCGGCAATCAACAAATGACGGGTCTTCCCACAACGCGTCAGGCGTAGACGGGCCGTCAAAAAGAAGCTTGGCTTTGTCCGTCATCACTACCGCTGCACGTCGCCAATGCACCCCAAGCTTCTGCAATTTGGCGCCGGCCCAGAAGGTGGCGTCCAGATTCTGGCCGGGCACGAAAAAGCCCACCGTCGGGTCGAAGTACGCCCCAGCGATGAACTCGGATCGGGCGATAGCCAAATGATCCTCGTCCGTCTTCTTCCGCTTAGAGGTCAGCTCCTTGTGGGCCTTCGACTCCGGCAACAGCGGATTGGCCAACTTATCCGCGTGCATCATCAGCGGCGACGTGCCAACTATCTTGATATTCAGGATATCCATCACGCCACCTCCGTCTCAATGGTGCCGGCCGACTCCACCGAGGCCTCAGCATCGAAGTGGGAAATCGGCATCAACTGCACGTCAGCGCAGGCAAGATGTAACGTTTCGAAGGCTCTCCCGTCCCTGATGGCTGCAATCGGCTCAGACAGCATCACGACCCAATCTCGGCGCGCAACCTCAGGTACCTCGTCACGCCGGCACCACTCCACCGCCGCGGATCCGCTCGACACCACTACGCCAGTACGGCCGAGCCAGTACGTATTCTTCCCACGTATCACCATCACTCGGTCACCGACTTTGCAGCGCAGCCTCCCGGCATGAGTTTGATTCGTCACATTCATGCGGCCACCCCTTGCGCCACGGTCCAGTCGTTCGCGGCGTCCCAGCCGCGAGCCTTGTCCCAGTCATCAACATACGCAACGTCCGGGGCGTCGTAGTAAGCCTGCACCGAGCGCACTTTCCGGCCGTTCAGCCTCCGGCACAACTCCACAGCCATTTCTTTCGTGATGTTGACCTCTCGGTGATGCTTGAGCTCGCCTCTCAACTGGATCCACTCCCTGCCAGGGATGTAGTTGCGGCGGCGGAACTCGCGGTCACTGCTGGCTATCACTCCGTCCCACTCCTTAAGCACTTTGTCGTGCGGGAGAAAGAAGAACCTCGCGAACTCAGGGCTGGTGATGACGAGCTTCTGGAGATCCCGCCGCATACGAGGATGGCGGGCGGAACGAAAACCTTGCCGCTTTGCGGCAGTCGTGGTACTTTCCATTTCGTGGTTTCCTTACTTGACGGTTGGGTTACTGCGAATCCAACGCCTCGGGGCTCTCACCTCCCGGGGCGTTTCCTTTTGCGCTCATCGTTGCGCTCCGTGTGGCCGCTGTTCCGTAGGGCGGAGCGACATGCGAAGCCGGTAGACAATTTCGGCGTTGAACGTCCGCTCACTTTCCTTGCTTGCCGCGTGAATTTCCTTGTGCAAGTCAGGCGGCACTCGAAGCGCTGTCTTGATGAAGTCCTTTTGGGTGCTCACTTCTATCTCCTGTCGATTAAGAGACTTCACTGTAATATGTATTTGCGATCATCGCAAGTACATATCGTGGAAAATATATGTAGTTGCTATTACGCTACACCCCATGGCCAAGCACCTTCCTCCCCCAAGTCGCATCGCCCCGCAGTTCGTCGTCCGCTTCCCCGACGAGGCGATGCGTGAACAGATAGCTTCAGCAGCAAAGGCTAACGGCCGCTCCATGAATGCGGAGATCATCACACGCCTACAGCTGTCACTTGCCACAGATAAAGTACATGTCGATGAGGCCGCCCAGACTCAACTTGACAACATCCAAGCCAAGATAGAACGGGTGAACGAACTGCTGGACCTGGCTCTCAACAAAGCTAACGCTAAGAAGCGGGCCAATAAAAAACCGCCCGAAGGCGGCTAGTAGGGCATCAGTCCAAACTCATCAGTTCCCATGTCCAGCTGTTAAACACGAGTCGATATCTATAGGTTCCCGCTGGCGCAACGTGCAGCTTCTCATATCGCACTGGAACCTCGGATTCGTTGAAGCCGTACAACTGCACCCCGATCTTGTGCTCACCTGCCGGCAGATAAAACTTCAGCACGGTTGCGTTAGGAATATTCGCTACACGCTTCCCGTCCACAAACACGCGCGTATCTACGGCGCTGGCCATGAAGGCCTTGTCTCTCGCCACTATCACTTCACCCTTATCAGGGCCGCTAGTGAGAAGCTCTTGGTCCACAACGTTCGCCACGGGCACAAGTGCCCCGGTCTCGGGGTTCGTAGCGACAGAAGAACAGCCCGATAAGACAACCACGCTGACCAACATCGCCAGTTTGTTAAACATAGCGCCTCCTCTTGAAGAGAGGTTTATTTACCATAACGCGTGGGACTCCGCTACGTTCAGACGGCACATCAACGAACTCACCACAAGCCTGGGGCAGTTGCCGGGGTGAATGTCTTGACAACGCTGGTCTGCGCTAACGTATTCACGTAGCCGAGACTTCCGCTGATCTTCATGTTGTCGGCCGAAATTCCCGTCAGATCCAACTGCATATCAAGTTCCGCCACATCAGGGTCCGAACGGAAAGCCAGGATGATCCGGCATTTTGCACCCTGCCCGCCACGCGAGAACTCTAGCCAGGAGATCAGGTCGCGCGATACATTGTCAACAGCAATCGTGGCCTGCGGAACCTGCGCCTCTACGTCGTCTGGCAACTGAAGCTGAAAAGCGCACGCGGTAAATGTGTCACCCCGGAACACAAGGTCCTGCGTGTCATTCACTACACGTATCGGAATCGCAAGATCTGGATGAGTTATCTCCAGCAAAGCAAGCAGGTTCTCTTCGGCGCTCGTCGCCAAGACATTACGCCGGCCATTCGCTGAAAAGTTGCGGCTCATCCGATACTCTCAATCTGGGAATTGAAGAACCAGACTCGACCCGGAGTGACCCACTCCACCTTGCCGGACACCAGCCTACCCTGCTTCGTCACGCCGTCTACCGGATCCACAAAGTTAAACCAGCCTGCTCCGCCGGATAGGTCTGTACGCACAAAGGTGTCAAACGCCACCTTGTTGGACGCGCTGCCGACAAACACCTTCACAGTGCGAGTCACGATAGGTTTCGACCACCTGGGCCTTTGCTTCGGCAGGCCGTACATATCCGTACGAATTACTCCGTAATCGGCCGTCTCGCTATACGAATCGACCTGAATGCGCGCGAATGCTGGGAAGTCCGGTATCGCCATCACCGCCCCCCCGAAAATGCACGAGATACAGGCCCGTTCTTCTGCTTGTCTTTGAGCAACACATTGATGATGTACCGCTCACCGTCAAAGCGGGCATCACTTTGCGTTGCCTCGACATTGCTGCTGCTCTGGTTAACGACGTTGACCTGCACATTTGGTCCGCCAGTGGCCGCGGGCGGATTACCGACATAGCCGCCGTCCGCGTATCCGTTAAGGCGGTTTAAAAAGCCCAGCCCAAGCTTTCGCGTGGCAGTGGCGTTGATGACATACTCGCCCGCGTGGACCACCCCAGCTGGTTCAAATTTGCCACCCGGGCCGGTGTATCCGCCGTCCGCGAAAGCCAGGGGAAGGGCCGCGTTGACCCCTTGTGTAGAGGCCGCCAATTGATCAGCAGTAGGGCCGGAACCTCCGCCGCCGAAGATTGCTGCGATCCCCTTACCGATCAAGCCGCCAATATTTCCGCTCTTGTCGAACTCTTCACCAAACAATGCCTTCCCAAGTTGGGCGGCCTCGGCGTTGGCGATCATCCGCAGGATCATGTTGGCCCAGCTCTTTCCGATATCGTCAAAGTTGCCGCTAAGAAGATCGAAAAGCCCATCACCGAGAGAATCCTCGATGTTATGAGCCGCTTGAACAGCGAACTCCGACATGCTGTCGCTCGAATCAGCGAACTTCTGATCCAGCCTATCAACAGCGTCGTAATAGTCGCTGGCTGAAATCGCGCCGGCCTGTAATGCCTCGGTTAGCTGAGTGAGGTCCTTAAGATAATCGGCGGAAACGGATTTGTCTGGGTAAAGATCATCCAAAAGTTTGGCAAGATCTGCGGCCCGCTTTTGCGCCGCCTCGTACTCCTGCCCCTGCTGCCGAATCAGATCCAGCGTATCCGCCAACGCCAACGCGCTGTCCTGCTGATCCTGTGTCTGGAACTTAACGTAGCCTTGCTGAATTTGGATCTGAAGCTTCTGACGTTCAGTCAGCTCGCCGGTAAGGTCGACCTGCTTCTGCAGTTGATCGATGAGCTTTTGGCCTTCATCGATCTGCTGTTTGCCCTTCGACGTAGGCGCAATCGCGGGAGCGGAGGTCTTGACGGCCGGCAAGGTACCCGCGTCCGTAGCTGGAGCGTTGATTCCGTTCAGAACTGCCTGCTCGAAGCGGTTCCCCTGCCCCGTCCACAGATCGACATAGGCCTTGTTTGCGTCCTCGACGGTCTTGTTCCGGTAAGCCAGCACGGCGGCATACTCGTCGGCGTTCTTCTTGGCTGCAGCCGGATCGACCATTGCGGCTAGACCGCTGTTGTCCTTCCCGACGAGGGCCAGAAAAGCCTGCACGTCGGCGGCTACAGACCTGAAGCTTCCCCCAACGGCGTCCACTGTCTTGGCGGTCGCAACGGCAACATCAGCCACCCGCGCCAGACCAACAGCTACCGCATCGACCCAACTCTTCAAGCCGCTTTCGTTGACGATTTTCCCAGTGGATTCTCCCAGGCCGTCGCTCTCTGTAGTGGCTTCGATAAGCGCCTGAGTGAACCCATTCAGGGCGGGGAGCGCGGCGGCCGCCACTCGGTTCCTGAACCCCTCCCACGTCGCGTTCAGCTTGGTGAGGCTGTCGTTGAAGGCCTCGGCTGCCTGGGCCGTTTGGGTATCAAGTGTGATCCCGAGCCGCTTTGCCTCTGCTTCAAGTTCCGCGATACCGTCCGCCCCAGAGTTCAGGAGAGGAATCAATTGGGCGCCGGCCCGCCCGAAGATGTTGACCGCTAACGCCGTCTTTTCTGCGCCGTCCCGGTATCCGGCGAACTTGTCCGCGATTTCTGATAGAACTGTGTCGCTGGACTTCAGGTTGCCGTTGGCGTCGGTGACACTAAGTCCCAGAGCAGCGAATCCGGCTCGCGCCTCCCCGGTCCCGCGGGCGGCGTCGCTCATGTTCTTTGTCAGGCGGCTGATTGCATCGCCGAGTTGGTCCTGGCTTACATCCGACAGAGAGGCCGCGTACGAGAGTGCGGAGATTGACTCCACCGTAGTGCCGGTCTGCTGCGCCAGCTTGCTCATGGCGTCCATCGTATCGATGGACTGCTTCACGAAGAACGCGATAGCCGCGGTCCCAGCCACAAAGGCCGTACCAATGGCGGCACCAGCAATTTGAGCCTGCTTGTTCAGATCCTGAAGGTTCTTCGCGGCACGCTTGGTGTCGGTCTCGAAGCTGCCCGTCTTCATGAGCAGATCGATAACGATGGATCCGGCTGTTGCCATGGGCTATTTCTCAGGTTTGAAGCCGAATGCGGCCAAGGTATTCAGGTCAGCGTTGGAGTACTTCGTCAAATTCACCGGTGGTTGTAGCCAATCAAGGAGAGGCTTGATTTCCCCACCCGCGAACCGTTGCGCCACGAGCGCTGCCGGCCGGTGGAAGCGGTGGAAATCATCGAACGGGCTCAACTCGTAGAAGGCAATCCAGTCCCTAAACTCCGCCTCCGACATGGCGTCCTGCCACTCCGCTACGGTTCGGCCGCCAAGAGCGAGGGCTAAGACATGCCAGAAATAGTCCTCGTCCCTGGCGGCTAGGCGTTTCCCTCGTCTTCCTTCTTCGCCCTATTAACGTCAAGGACCGCTTCAAACAGCTTCGTCGCTGCGGCGGGCTTGAGTTGCAATGCACGCTCGTACGACAATGCAGGCTTGCCATCTTTGTCGCAGAGACTGGCCGCGATCAAGATCGAAAGGCTCCCGGCCCGCGCTTCCTCGTCGTCCGACCGTTCGGCCATGCCGTACTTCCGGAATACAGAGGCCGGCACCTCCTTGAAGTACAGGGTGTGCTTCTTGCCGTCCGGCAACTCAACTTCGCGCTCGTGGACTTCTTCGCTGATAAACAGAGACGAATCAAGCATCGCTTAGGCCTTCGGAGTCAGGGTCACGGCACCAGAGCGTTGGAGCGTCAGCGTGCCCTTCACGATATCGTTACCGCCGATGTCGAGCGCGAAGTCGGAGATGTAGGCCTCAAATTGGATGCTCGTACGGTCCGCCGGAAGCGTCACGGTGCTGCCGCTGATGGTCGGCGGAGCCACGCCATCGGACAAGCCTACGATCCACTGAAGAGTTTCGCCGGAAGCTTTCAGATCGAAGATATCCTGATGGCTGACTTCCTGGGGATCGAAGTTGACCGGCACAGAGACTTGGCCCGGATTGCCCAGTCCCCGGGTATAGGTTTTGTCGTCGGTCTCGTCCAGGCAAGTCGTATCGATCTGGTCGGCGGCCCCACCAAGGCCGGTTATCCCAGTCGGGCAATGTAGCTTGACAATAGTCGGCGCCCCGCCGGGCGAGACGAAGAACAGGTGAGTGCCCTGGGTTTTGATGGACATTTTTCATGCTCCAAAGAAAAGAGCCCGCTCAAGGCGGGCTGCGGTAATCGCGGGGTTATCTGCTGCGGATGAAATCGGACTCGATACCGATGCGGTTCAGTCCAGTCTCGGATTCTCGCCGGTCAACTACCAAGCGGTTGGTGAGCCCCGCGGCGTCCAGCGCGTCCCGCACGGCGGTGGCTATGGCCCCTACCTGGGTATCGTCGGGCGACCAGCAATCGATCTGTACCGTGTCGAAATCTGCATCGGGGGCACCGCTGATCTGGTCGTATGGCTGGCCGGCCACCACGAACCATGTAATGTAGGGTTTCACCACGCCCTGCGGCGCGTAGCCATGACGGTAGATTCTGGTCGGGTCCTGCTCTGTTCCTGCGCCTATCCCGGTTGCGCGGACGGCGGGGACATTGAGGACCTTGAAGACCTGGGGAAGGATCATTTCGGCCCCTTCGCTAGCGCCGCCACTGCCTTATCGATCCGCTTCTTCAAGTCTTCCGTCACCACGTTGATAGTCTGCTGGCCATTCTGCACGACCGCTGGACGCAACCAGGGGGTGGCGGGCTGTGTCTCCGTGCCGTACTCCAGGTAGCTCGCCGTGGCCCGAGTAGTCACTGGCTTGCCACCACCCTTGCCCGGGTAGGTCTTCCGCTTCACTCGCACGAGATACCGCTCACCCTTCCCGTCGCTGGGAGGCTTGCCCCGGCTCGCAATCACGTTCTTTTCCAGCAGACCAGTGGACTCGTCGCCGTTCATCGCGATAGCGGCCCTTAGGTTCTCCTTGGCCCTGTCTCGCAGGAAGCGAGCCCCCTTCGCCAACGCCAGTTTCACTGGACCGCCGCGCTTGGATACGATCTCCGCTGGCAGCGACTGAAGCGTGGCAAGCACGTCATCCACACCAAACAACTGCAAATCCACTTTCATACGCCCTCGCTTGGCCCGTCGACGCACCGCAACCGGTACTCCTGGCGGGCGCTGGCGTCAGTCTCGATGGACTGAATGTCGAACATCCGCCCGTCCCAGAGGACTCGCCAACCGTATTGCAAGCCGGGGAACCAGCGAAGGTTGATTCGAGCGGCGGTCTCCGCGTTCTTAGTAGCCGAACCTTCAAATTCGCGCCCCGGACCGGTCAGCACTTCAGCCGGTACCGAATAAAGCGGATCGCCTGCTGCCGTCGTAGCGGCGACCCAATCGGTACGCTGGGCGCCAGTGTCCGGATCCTGAACAATCACCTGACGCTGGAAGGCGACACGGTGGCGTAGACGATGGGCGAGCATCAGACCCCCAAGCTACATCGGTAAGGGGTCATCTTTACCTCGGCAGCGCGTCGTAGCTTTTCGGCATCGTCGGGCGTTGCCTGGTACGCGGCCTGAAGCAATAGAAGGACGCCAACCTTGACGCTAGCCGGCATAACCTCTTCCTCTACAGGCTCGCTCAACTCCCAGCCATCCGAAGTCTCTACCCAATGCGGGCACAGCACACCGAATTGAGTACGGTTCATGAACCGAAGCGCCTCGTCCTCCGCCCCATCGAGCAACATTTGAAGCTTTGTGTCGTCGGCTGAGTTGATAACGTCAAGGAAAGCCTTGGCGTCGGCCAAGTCGATCAGGCTCACTCTTTGGCCTTCCGGCTAGCCTTGTTCTGCGGCTCGCCATCCATCTTGTTCTTCGGCTCTGGCGCCTTCTTCTCGCGTACCACCAAGCCGCCCGCCTCCAACTCACGCGCACGAAGCTCGCCCACCGATATGGATCGGCGCCGCGGCACGTACTCGTTTCCGTTCAAGAACCCTTTCACTGCGGTCACTTTTACGTTTTCCATCTGGTATCTCCTGACGATGGGGCCGCTAGCGAACCAGCGGCCCCTGCCTGCTTAGGGCGTCGGCGCTGCGAACTCGCCGTGAACGAACGACTCCGGCCGGTAAACCGCCAGGGCTAGGCGTTCCTCAGCACGAATGGTCACCATGTTCTTGGTGAAGTTGTCTGCGTCTTCGGTCGAGACCTCGACGCCGGCGTCTTCACGGTCGAACACCTGAGCCGCCATGTCGAATGCGCCCACCAGGAACTCGCCGGCCGGCATGGCGTTGGTGTCGATTACGGGCAGGCGCCACATGCGCTGAACTCCGCCCTCCTGCACGTTGACCCAGATGTACTGTCCGGTGGAGTCCTTCTGGAGCTCCAGATCCGCCCAGTCGGTCGGGTTCAGGACGATGCCGGTCGCGCGGTACTCCGCGATGCGAACTTGCAGGATGGCTCGGCGCAACGTGTCGATAGGAGTGTCGCCAGCCTGGCGCAGACCGTCATCGAAAGCCGTCGCCTGCGGGATGATGCCGAGCAGGTTCTGACCCGTCCCATCGCCGGCCAGGATCTGCGCCTCTTCCACATACTTCAAGCCGTAGATGGCACGACCGTTGATGTAGCTTTGGAGCAGCGGAATGTCCGCCAGGACCTGTTTCGAGGCCCGGAACCAGTGAGCCAGCGTACGAACCGCCGTGGTTTTCAGCTCGAAAGACAGGTCGGACTGCGGCTTCGCCGCGCCTTCCGCGACCATCGCCGCCATGTTCTGGAACCCAGACTCCTGGACGAACTCCACGGCGTTGGAGTTGGTGCGGCCGGGCATGATGAGGTCGCGGATGGTAAACGGGCGATCCGGGCCGTTGATGATCCCGGGGACGCGCGTCGGCTGGATGGCTACGCCCACGCCGCCGGTGCCAGTAGTGGAACTCGTGATGTTGGTCACGGCCTTGACGTTCAAGCGGGCGGTTCCGCGCCCCTTGGAGGCCAGCGCCTTGAAGTCATCGGAGTCGGTGAGCATTTCGCCGTAGGACTTCACCTCTTGGTCGCCGCCGTAGGTGCCGCGGGCCAGTTTCTGCTCTACCTCCGCCAGGCGGGCGGTCAAATCGCTGCCGGATTTGGTCAAGAGCTCAATGGCGGCCTTGGTGTCATTGGCGATCTTTCCGGTAGACGCAATTTCGGTACTCGCCTTTTCGCAGAACGCCTTGATCTCGGCGTCCCGTTGGGCCAAGGCCTCCATGATGGCCTTCAGTTCCATCTGGTCGCCTACACGTTCGGCGCCGCTCTTGCGCTGCATGGCGCGGTCAAATACGGTATTCATCTGAGTTTTCCTCAAAGTTTCGGAAGTGAGAAGGACGCGATCTGTTGAATCAACGCCTCGGTGCTCGCTTTTTCCTCGGACTCACTCCGAAGCAAATGACTCAGGCCGCGGTTAGCGATCACCGCAGCGTGAGATTTGGAAAACCCTGCCTCGCGCAGGATCTGCTCAAATTCTTTGATGGTGGGAAGGTTTCCACTGGCAATCATGGCCTTCACCGCATCGATCCGGGCATCATCGTTGGCGGGGTTCGTCACAATGGAGATTTCGACCAGATCCACCTTCTTCAGCGTGCGGATCCGGGTTTTCTCATCGAACGAGTCCTCACGGACGTAGTAGCCAATGGACAGCCCGGTAATCGCTTTGGACTTCATGCCCCGGTGCGCCACCTTCGCGTACGGAGCGTCACCCAGCCATAACTCGCCTTCCCCGAATAGCCCGTGGTCGTCCTCTTTCAGAGACTCGATGTCCCAGTTCCCAATAGGCTCACCGCTGCGGTGCTGCCACAGGACCGGGAACGTCCGTCCCTTCGCCCGCGTCTCGGCCAGGGATTCTGCAAAGGCGCCAGCCGCTACGGTTTCCCGGTACGAATCGACATTCCCGAACACCGAGCCGTAGCCAGAAAAAAGGCCGTCATCTTTGACGGCCTTGATCTCGTAGTCGAACGAGCGAACCTGCATCGTGGCGGATTTACGCTTCATCTGTTTTGCCCTCGTTGAGCCATTCCTTGATCGCATCCCGCGCTTTCGCTGCGGCCGGCGTCTGTCCTAATTTGTCCAGCGGCGTAAGGTTCGACTGCACAGTCAGAACGTTGGTGCCGTCCATACGCGGCAGGTTCTCCTTGTTTCGGATCTCTTCGCGGGTCATGACACCGTTTTGCGCCATTTGGCTGTAATAAGCGGCCCGACCGGCCGAATCGGCGCGCATCAGGCCTTCCACTACATGCTCGACGTAGTAATCCGAGCGCTCCTGGGGCAGCAGCAGATCCTTGTTCATCTGCTGCTCTATCAGCGTGAGCCAGGGCTGGAGCGAGAAGGTCAGGAAGCCCAGTACCTGTTGCTCCAAGCCGGATCCCCAGCTTGTGGAGTTCCCGGTGTGGCCCACCATATGGGGCGGAACCCCGTACCAGCGGCAGATTTCCTCTACTCCGAATTCTCGGGTAGCCAGGAGCTCGGCGTCCTGTGGGTTCATGGACAACTGTTTGAAGTCCGAACCCTTCTCCAACACCATCACGCCGCCGTCAGCGGAGACTTTCTTCACGTGTTGGCGTACGTCCTCGCGCTGGTCCGGCTTCAGCAACGTATCCATCGTCACGAGCCCGGACGATTTCATGCCGTTGGCGAACGTCTTTCCTGCCGCTTCCTCGGCCGCCATGGCGTTGCCGAATATCTGCCTGGCGCAGCCAATCACCGACAGACCAATCAACCCGTCCATCGTGAATGCCGGAATATGCATCATGTGCCGCTCGTCAATCTCCCGCCGCTTTCCTTGCTTCTGGTCTGTGTAGACGTAGAAGAAGGCGCCGTTGTCGCGCCGCTTCTTCTCAACGCAACCTGGCAGGAGGGGCGTCAAGGCAACTAGCCGACCCGCTGAAAACGCCTTCTCTACGTACGCATTTCCCCAGAGCAGCAAGTGAGCCAGAATCACAAGCCGAAAGACAGCGGCGGTCATGTCGGCGTTCGGCTGGTTGTGTAGCAGCCCATACAAGGCATGCTCCCGCGCCACCTCCCGCCCGCCGTCTTCTAGGCGTCGATAGACATTCAATGGCAGCGTGGACACCGTGCGCGACAGCAGGTTCACGCACGCCCACACGGTAGACAACTGCAAGGCCGAGTTAACCGTGACGGCCTTCCCTGCATAAGAGTCCGTCCCGTAGAAGCTCTGCCAGAATGAGCCATCGGTGAGCGAAATCGGCACGCCGAGCCACTTCAAGACGCTCGATTTGAAGCGCCCAGGTGGTTTGGTTTTGGTTTCGCTCATGGTCCTCAGATGAAAATTGGATCAGCCAGGAAGGCTGATATGTCTTCGGCGGCTTCCGCGCTCGGCATAACGCCCAGTGCCATGGCAAGGGCAACCATGCCGTCAATCCGGCCAGACACCTTTGATTTCGTGAATTTCCGGTTACCCGCCGGATCGGAAACCGCCACGGCATTTGCCGCGCACATCGTCAGTACGGGGTGTTTGCCGTGCTTCAGCTTCTTCGCCAGCAGGCGGCTTTCCAACTCTCGAATCGCCGGGCTCATCGAGACAAACCCCTGGCCGAACTCAATAAACCGCTCTAGTTCTTCCTCGGTGAATCCCACCCGCTCAAGCCAGGGCTTCAGGAAGCGCATGTTGTATCGGTCGAAAGCCAGTGCCCGGACGTGATAGCTGTCGAACACTTCCCGCAGGTGATAGGCGATGTACTCGTACTCAATGGCCCGGCCTGGCGTGGTCAGCAACAATTCCTCGTCGGCCCATACGTCGTATGGGACTCGATCATTCCTGGCCTTCTCGGCCAAGCCTTCGCCGGGCAACCAAAACGTGGGGTGAACGTCACCGTCTTCCGAGACGAGGACCAGGGCGGTCAAGTCCGATACGCTGGACAAGTCCAGACCGCCGTAGACCGTCTTGCCTTCCAGGCTGTCCGGCTGCGCGCCGTTTTCCTCCCACACCGAGCGGGATATGAACGGGTTGCTGGCCTCTACCCGCTGGTTCAAGATCAGGTTCCGGTATGCCGCCTCTCGGCTTGGCATGCGCTTGGCATCTGACGCCTGGCGCTTTACCTCATCCTTGTTCATGAACTCGTCGTAGTGCGGATTCGCCAGCCGGATCGTTTCCTCGCTGAACGGGTCCGCATCCAAGGGGGCCGTGTGAAGCACCACCTTGTTTCGGGGATCCGCCCCCGTTCGGGCATCGTCAATCAGCAGGCTCAACAGGTCCGCATCGGTAGGGGCCTGCGTGCTGATAATGATCGACAGCGGGGCCTCCTGGGCCGCTGAGGCGGTTTCCAGCGCCTCGTACAGCTCGGAACGAGGCCCTTTGACCTGACCCAACTCGTCATGCACTGTGAAGACCGGGGAGAGCCCGTAGGCCGTACTCGCCTCGGCTGACAGCGCCCGGTACAGCGTGCCCAGTTCAGGGCAGAACAACTGCTTTGCAGTGTCCCGAATCACCACATATTCGCTCAGGTCCGGCGACATTCGCACCACCTTGGCGGCCAGAGCGAACAGAATTGCGGCCTGCTCCCTCGACTGCGCAGCGCTGTATAGCTGACTGTTTGGCCGAGCTTCCGGGCCGCAGGTGTGCAGCAGCAGTAGGAACGCCGCAGTCGCCGTTTTGGCGTTCTTCCGCGCCATCGACAGGATGAACATCCGCGTCGGCGTGTCGTAGATCGCCTTTATCCACCCCTTCTGTGCCTTCGTCAGCTTGACCTGTTTGCCGACGAACTTGCCTTCTGGGATTCTGCAGGTCTGCTCGATCCACGCAATATTGCGCTCGCCGCGGGTCAGTCTTCGACCAGTTCCCACGGCTTCCTTGCCTTACTTTGGCGGCTATTTGCCCGGCCCACAGTCTTAGGGTCCGCAGTCGCCTGCCGTGTGATCCGCAGCCGAGTAGCCAGCGAGGACGCAGCGCGGCCTTCCCGCTCCTGCATCGCAAGCAACCGGTCGTAGCGCTTCAGGCCGTCGTCGTCGGCAAGCCACGCTCGGTCGAAACTCATGATCTCGTCGGCGAGCAGCCTGGCTTGGACGATGTGCCGGCAGTACTGCTCCAGCAGCGGGCCATGGACTGGAGTGAATGCGCTTGCTGGCTGGTCATTCACGACTTCCAGCCAGACGCTGCGCTCGGCGTCCGTCATATGTACCGGGGCTTGGAGCCGGTCAGCGCTGGAAATAGACGCAACTTGGGCCGCGACAGTCATTTCTGCTGTCGATTTCCGGCCACGAGTGCCCATTTCAATCCTTACTGTGTCCCGATTTTTTTTTCTGGACGTTTATGAAAAAAGAGGGGAGCGGCGGGTGTCCAGGGTGGAAGCTCCGAACTTTTTGCCCACCCCTCCCTTGCCGTATCCCAATATTTTTTTCCACCAAGACTTCTCGTATCGGCATTTTTTCAGCCATGGTTGCGCGCTCTTTGGGCGCTTACACCGTATAAGGCTTACACCGTGCAAGGCGCTCAGACGGGCCAACCATCCGCCCCTACCGCACCCCTGGGCCTGTACCCGGGCGTTGCTTCACGCTTCGTCTTCTCGGCGTGGCAGTCTCGATGCATCGCCCTTAGGTTGCTCGGATCATCCGTCCCGCCCTTTGCTACCGGGAGGATGTGGTCTACCTCGTGGGCTACCAGTTTGACGCCCTTGCATCTATCGCACTGGCACATGTAGCCATCGCGCGCCATGATCTGGTCACGCAGGCGGCGCCACGGTCTACCGCCTCTTCCCTCGCCGTAGCTCATAGCGGTTGGTTCTGGTCCCGCTCTTGCCCAGCGTATTCGCCATCCAGAGACTGCGCTGGCGCTTCTTGTTCGTCCTCTTCGGCCAGAGCCGCGAGCAGTGCGTCTAGCTTGGCTTCGATGCGGTCAAGCCTGTCTTTCATCGGCGCAGAGCTTCCAGCCATAGCCACTCCAATGAAAAAGCCCCGACCGGATCTCTCCATGTCGGGGCTTTGAACAACGCGTCTTATCGCCGCAACGTCTCTACCGAATCTAGGAACAACTCCGCCTTAGATTTGTTGTGGTGAGCATACGTAAAGATCGGGTACCCGACCACGTCATAAACGCGAACGATATAGGTACTTCTACTCGACAGGAACCGTTTCCTTTCGATGAAGTCAATCTTCCCAATGTTATCGAAGTAGATAAAGCGCCCGGGTTGCACGCTTGCTCCGCTTCCGCTTTCGTCCTTACTCGAATAAACGAACCGATCTGTAGTCGAGAAATATTGGGCAGTTACTTCCACGCTCAGCGCTGATCCCGAACCGGTTTGCTCTCTCAGCACGCGCTCCAGCGTTTTCTCGGCTTCCGCCTTCGAACTGAGACTATTTGGCGAATACGCCAGCCGCGTCGAACACCCGCTCAAGGTCAAGGCGAGCACTAATAAAGCGATGCGTATAGTCACTTGCGGCCCCTAAAAAGTGGCACAAGTGTAATCGACCAATCGAGAAAGCCAACTGGCAATTCCCTGCCGGCACTACCAAACTCAACAGATGAAAAAACCCGCTCAACCTTTCGATTGGCGGGCTACGTTTCTTTAGGGCGAGCGAAGTCGCCTTGCGTGCGATTATGGGCCATTCCGTCCCCGAGCGCAATGGGTTACGCGGCGATTTTGACTAGGTTGCGACGACGCAACGACGGCATGAGTTGCAGCTTAGCGTCCTGGTAGCGTCGATGTTGTTCCTCCGGCGTGCAGCGCGGATTGCGGTACACGTCGTTGCCGGCGGCCTTATTCGCCACATGCAGGCCAACCGCGGCCTTCAGGTCAGTTGACAGCACCGCGAGGCACACATCGACCTGCTCCGCGACGTAGCGGTTGAGGCGGGCGTCTCGTTCTTCCTCGTCCTCGTATACATCCCCGCTTTCGGCGTTCTGGAAGCCAGGAGATACACGGCTATAGCCTAGTTGCTCCCGATGCGCCTGCGCCCAGTAGTACCAGGTCAATAGCAATTCCTCGATCTGTTCGCTCTCGTCCCGCGTCATGACCATTTCCCCTTTTCTCCAAATCGCCCCGAAGGGGTCTGTCCTCAACTCTCGGCGCTGCCGCCTCAGCCTGCCTGCCTCTACCTGCTCGTAGACCTTGGCAGGATCCCCCATTTGCCAGCGCTCTCGCCATGTCATGGCTTCGATCCCCGCACGATGAGGTAGCCAAGGATCCCCACCGCTACGACTGCGCTGATCAGAAGCCACCACATTTCACTCTCCTAGCACGGCACAATCGCCGTATTGAGTACGCCTGGCAGACTCCCGTAGCCATTGCATTGCTGATTCCCAGTCCAAGGTCAGCTTGCTACGACCCCGAACCGGCCAGGTTGTCGAGCTGACGTGGTGCCCGTCCACGATCACAGCCAATGGGCATCCAGTCTGCCGGTAGACCAGCATGGGAATTTTCTCGCCGGCCTGGGTCTGCGCCTGCTTCCACCACGCAGGTAGGCACAGCCGATCAGCATGCTTACATTCGATGCTGACGTGCTGAAATGCCAACGAGTCGGTAACCACGTCGCTGTCGTTCCCATGCTGGCGAACCTTGCGCTTCCAAAGTGCGCCGGTTGCCTCGGTCAGCATGTTCGCCACGTCACGCTCAAACTGGTGCCCCTTTCGCCGGGCGCTCCGACCGCGGGACGCCATAGGATCCATATCGACGCCCATTTGCTTCACCGCGCCCCCTGCGCCACGTTCCACATGGCTGTAGCGAAGGGGCCAACGGCCAACCGCTGAGAGAACTCGCGCAACTTGGCTATGGCCGACATATCGGCAGGGGCGATCGGCCGTTCAAGTTCTGCATCGTCCAGGTCCCCGCTCATCCACACCGCACGGTCCTTGCGACCGCTCCCGGTTTGCTCCCAGTGGTCCACGTAGACCTCCTTCTCGCGTCGCATGACCTTGAGCGTGCCCGATACGGTCGTAGCCTTAAGTTTGGTCGCCTCCGTGATTTGCTGCGTTGTCAGCCCTCGGCCGTCCGCAAGCAGGTCCAGAATGACCGTCCGAGCGCTATGAGCGTGTTTAGTTGTCATCGATCTTCTCCCAGCATATCCAAGGGTATGCAGCGTTTGTCGGGGGTGTATTGCAGCGATTTCGGGTCGTACCAAAGCTGGACCCCGCCCTCCCATTCGCCATGCCGATTCTTGTCGCAGATCAGCATGGCGTCTGGCATCGATTGGGTTTCCTCGTCAATGACGGCACCCGGGGTGCGGAGAATCTTTTCCACCAAGCGCTCTTTCTTCTTGTTCCGCCAGACGGTGAGAACTTGGTCCACCTGGTCGGATATGGCGCCCGATCCCTTCGCGTCGAATTTCCCCGGGGCCTTGTCCTCGTTCTCGCCCTTCCGGACGTGGTGGACAAGGTGAATGTGGACTTGGTAGTCCCGGGCCAAGGTGGTCAGCATGTCCACGAAGTCTTTCTGACCGTTGTAGTCATCTTCCCCGCGAACACACTTCATCAAGCTGTCGATTACGATGTGCTTGATCTTCAGCTTCTGCGCGCAGTACCGAATGACGGCGTACATCATTTCCGGCTTGACTTGCCCTTGCTGGTCGTAGAGCCAGTACTTGCCCTCCAGCCAGTCGATCAGGCGGTTTGCCATCAACTCGCTGGGGGTAGCATTGCGTGCAGCCTGCCGCAGCATCCGCTTGAGGGTGGATACGGGCTTCATTTCGAAGCTGGCGTTGCACACGCCCTCCCCTTGCCGGGCGAAGCCAAGGGTCGCCTGACCCAGCAACTGGCTCTTCCCGTGTCCGTTGATGCCCTGCCACAGCGTTACTTCCCCCCCGCGAAAACGCAGGTGGTCATGGGTCTTTGCCCAGGGCAGCTCGGCACCGTAGACTTTGCTGCCGCCTCGGGTCGATTCCACAAGTTCCTCACGCCAAGCTTCAGGGGAGAGAACCTTGGCCTGGGGTTCAGCGTCAACCATGTACTCCTGGAAGTTGAAGCTGTTGGGGATGATGAGTTTTTGTACGTTGCTCATTCGGGTTTCCAGTGCAATAGCTCGTCCGTCACGGCCAGTACCTGAGCCGGCTCAAACTGCTGTATTCGATTGAAAAGCGCCCGGACGCGCCGCGGGTTCTCGCCTACCACGTGGGCAGTCAGCCCCCGCAGGCAGCGGAAATCGAGCGTGGCTGGGTTGTCGGTCGGCAGTACGTCAATCTCGGCCAGGAACCCGTTTGCAAGCAGGTTCTCAGGGTGCGTGGCTTCGAAGTACTGTGGCTCGGCATCCAAAGCCATGACCCATACGTCGCTAGGCGCGTAACCCCGCAGGCGAAGGCTGATGATCGCGTTCTGGCCGTTCATATCGCCCCCGCCCAAGGGGTGTCAGCCTCAATTCGGTCGGCATGAACTCCGTCCTCCCAGCGGGATTGGTTCAGGTACGTCAGTGGTGCAGGTTCGTACCCTTCCTTCCATGCCTTGGAGCCCTTCATTGCTCCTACGTGAGCCAGGATTTGGTCTGCAACGGTGTCCAGCTTCCTCGCCTTCCAGCGTTGCTCGCACTTTGCCTTCGCCACCTTGCGATCCGTTGATGGCCAGGTTTCCCAGAATTCTCGGAAACGGGAAGGCAAGGAGGCGTCAGCCGACGTATGTTTTTCTTTATTGGTGTCTGGTGTCTGGTTAGGTTGATCGTTCGTTAAACCTTTCGTTCCACGATCCGTACCACGATTCGTGCACGATTCGTGCCGTTCTCGTGCAACCCTTCGTCTCTCTTCTCGTTCTATGGCGATACGACGGTTCGTGTCTGCCTGCTTACCTGCCTTTTCAAGTTCGGCCTCGATCCGGTTGTGCATAAGACCGGACTCAACTGCGGTAAAGAACTTCATGGCTACCTTGACAGCCCGTTGCTCAGTCGGGGTGATAGCCCCCGCTATTCGGCATAACGCCGCGTAGTCATTAGGAAGAGGTAGTTCAGTGGCGTAGTAGTGATGAATCAGGGCTAGATAGGCTCCGCGCTCCGTCAACGAGAGGTGGCCGGTATCCCTCTGGAAGTCACCGATATAGTGCTTGTAGAAGTTCATGCTGCCTCCAGCATTCCGGCGGCAGACAGCGCCCCATCCGGGATCGAGAAACCGCGCCCCTGAAGAATCTCGATGCACCAAGCCAATAGCGCTCGCTGGCTGCCATACCGGGCCTCAAAGCGAGCTTTGTAGGGGTGGATGGCTATCACGCCATGGATGCCCTGGTCTTGATGATGCGGGCCACACAAAGGCAGCACGAACCAATGCGCGCATGGCTTGGTTCGCCCGTCGCAGTGGTGAATGGAAACGTAGCTTGTGAACATGCCTTCGATGCGGCATGCCACGCAGCCAATCTCGGCAGCCAGAAGATCGTGGAACCGCTTCTGTTCGGCGGACGGTGCGCGGCCTTTCATTGGTGGTCCCTCCCGAGGGACGTGGGCGACCACTCGACAGAGCGCTCAGCCCCGAAGGCATAGGCCAGTTCGATCAGCTGGCTCATTTCTCGGGCGGTCATTCGGCTCGTACGCTGGCCCAGCAAGACCATGGATCCGTCCACACCGAGGGCCATCCGCATTTCCCGCTTTAGCCCCGCGGTAAGGATGTCCTTGACTTCCTCGGGCGACACCTTTGTGGCGTGCCCGTTCACGATGAATTCGACCTGGCGTGATATTTCGGTCAGGATCGACCACAGCATGTCGTTCTGCGCCAGCGTGCGGGTCTTCGGCTTGATCTCCACCCGATACCCTTCCGGCGCCTCAGCGCACGCCCTGGCCGCGTTCCTGCGCGCCAGAGGATGGGAAAGGATGAAGACTTGGCGGTCCATCAGTCGGCCATCCCTTCCATGCGCTGCGTCACATCAGCGGCGACGGTCTGCAAGACGCGCTCGGCTTCCCGGATGGCTTGGATCTCCCTTTGGTCTATGCGACCGTCAGCCAAAGCAGCGTTTATGGCCTGCATGAACTGACCATTTGCCACGCCCAGCTCAACGACCTTCTCCAGTACCGACATGTCCGATTCCCCGCGCTGTGCGTCGGGCGCCTTGATGAGGAGAAAGCCGTGCGCGTTCGCCCAGGCTTTCAGCATTCGGAAGTCGCCCGTCACGCCGACTATGCGATCTGCTTCAGCGACCGTAAGGTGGTGCGTGTCGTTGTTCGGGTTGACCTTGTTCCGAAGCACCGCGGCCGAGGTGCCAACGCGGGGGCCGAGGGATTCGCTACCACCCGGGTAATCGTGGACGGTGGCGTATGCGGCATCTGCGATGTTCATGGGATATGTCTCCGAACGTATTTACTGATGAGCTTGTCAACTACGATGCGATGCAACAACGACGGGATAGAACAAGAATGAACAGCAACCACGCATCAACGAAGGATCAAGCCGACTCTTCTGCTGGAACGCGGGAGGCGGCGTATATGTCGTTGAATGTGATCTCCACGCCGACCAACTTGGCTAGCGTGATGAGACGTTCGGCGACATGGGGCGGCACTGTCTGCCCCCTCTCATAGAACGAGACGTTCCCCTGGCTGACACCCAGCCCTTCGGCCAGCGCTTGTTGGGTGAAACCCATTCGAGATCGGATGCGACGGATCGAGTTCATGCCTTTGATTATCAGTCGGACTGCTCATTAAGTCAACAGTCTGACTAATTGCAAACTATTAGCCCTACTCATATCGTTGCGCGCATGCCAGCCCAGCCCCTGACCCCAGCCCAGTTAGCCGATGCTGCCCGACTCCGTTCTCTCTACGAAGAATGGAAGGACCGCCGACGCGCCAACAAGGAGCCGGCTTCGCAGGAGGCGGTGGCGGCTGTACTCGGTTTCAACAGCCAAAGTTCGGTCAGCCAGTATGTAAACGGCAAGATTCCGCTGAACATCAACGCTTTGGTGAAGTTCGCTGGACTTCTGGAGGTATCGCCTGAGGCAATCAGCCCAGACCTTGCCGCGGAGATCGAGCGGATCGCGACCGCGGTGCCGGAGACCCGGCAAGCGCAAGAGATCGACGCCGAGACTCATGGCGGGTTCGTTCCGGTCCGTCAGGTGGTCTTCAAGATTTCCGCTGGAATCGCCGGCTTCTCTGTGGAATTCACCGACGAGGATGATGGCGAGCCGTTATTCCTGCCTCGAACATGGCTGGAGCGGCGTGACCTAGACCCATCCAGGCTCTACGCCACGCGCGTCAATGGCAACAGCATGGCGCCTGGCATCCGGAGCGGCGACGTTATCGTGGTGGACACCGCGAATACAAGCCGGGAAAAAGACGCCATTGTGGCTGTTAATCATGAGGGCGAGCTGACGGTGAAGCGGCTGAAATATGAGCACCGGCGCTGGTGGCTGACCTCGGACAACGTGGACCAGAGGTCATACCCGCCTGTACCGTGCGGCGATGGCACGTATTTGCTCGGGCGGGTGGTGCATCTACATCGAGAGTTGTAAATCCAGCTGACCCGAAGAGCGACACTTCACCTCAAGCCACATTCAGCATGGCCACTACGCTTTATACGACCAAGTTCGATATCGGTAGCCTCGCAGAGACGACGGAACTAGAGTGCAAGCTCGCAGTGGGCCGTAACGGAGCTGGCGAGGTACCAAAATCGTTCTGGGAGTCGTATAGCGCCATGGCCAACACCCACGGCGGCGATATCCTTCTTGGTGTAGAGGAAGCAGACGGCAGTTTTATCGTCCATGGGATCGCCGATCCACAGAAGATTGTGCAGGACCTCTGGAACGCAGCCCACAATCAAGACAAGATTAGTACTAACTTGCTTGGGCCGGGCGATGTGGAGGTCGCTGATGTAAACGGGCGGAAGATCGTGTGCGTGAGAGTTCGACAGGCGCGTCGTGAAGAGCGGCCCGTCTATGTCGGCAGAAACCCGATGAGCGGGACTTATCTGCGGCGTAATGAAGGCGATTTTCACGCCACAGAAGAACAGGTACGCCGCATGATGGCGGAAAGAGTGGAGGACGCGCGGGACGCCCGTATTCTTGAGCATTTTGACGTAACAGACCTAGACATGGACAGTGTCGTCGCCTACCGCAACCGCTTCTCTGCGGTACGGCCAGGCCACATATATGTGGATCTAGGAATGAACGAATTCCTTGAAAAAATAGGAGCAGTTGGACGCGACCGCCAGACTGGCGCGACGGGGCTCAGGCTTGCTGGGCTCCTGATGTTCGGCACATCGGGCGCGATCCGTGAAGTGCTTCCGAACTACATGGTTGATTACCAAGAGCGTCCAGAAGCTAAAGCCGAAAAGCGATGGGTTGATCGACTTGTTCCGGACGGGTCATGGTCTGGAAACGTCTACGATTTTTTCAGACGGACCTATCAAAAGCTGACCGATGGCCTGAAAGTGCCTTTCCGCCTAGTGAATGGCCAGCGCGTCGAGGACAGCGCTCAGACGGAGGCATTGCGCGAAGCACTGGTTAACACGCTTATCCATGCCGACTTTACTGGCCGTGTGTCGGTGCTTGTTGTGAAACGACCGGATATGTACGGGTTCCGAAATCCCGGGCGCATGAGAATACCGTTAGAACTAGCATTACTCGGCGGAAACAGCGATTGCCGGAACCGCCGCCTCCAGACAATGTTCTCCTTAGTCGGCTATGGGGACAATGCCGGCTCAGGCATCCCCAAAATCTATAGCAACTGGCAGAGTCAACAATGGCGCCGGCCCTCGCTGTACGAAATGGACGAGCCGGAGCAGACATTGATGGAGCTTCGTATGGAGAACATGTTCCCCGAAGAGGCAATCCGAGGACTAGAAGGTCGATTCGGGGACCGTTTCATTGAGCTCCCTGAACTTGAACGACTTGTGCTAGTCACCGCGGCGGCCGAAGGCATGATTAACCATGCGCGCGTCAAAGAGCTCTGCACAGAGCATCCAGTAGATATCTCTCGGGCTCTGACGTCTTTGGTCAGATCGGGCTTACTGCAGTCTGATGGGGTCCGCCGCGGAATGATTTATTTTTTACCCGGATACAATAACGAGTCCGGCGAGCCGTTCGCTACGCCAGCGATCCAAGGTTTAGCAGACCAGCAAAGGCCCGATGATTCACAGTCCTCTGGACATAACGCTGAGACCTGTGGACATAGCGCCTCAAGCTATGGACATAACACTGAGCCCAGGGGCATAAGCGCCGAGCTGAAGGAAGCGCTAAAGCACCTCACCAATGGCTGCCCGCTCCCAAAGCGAGCGCAGCCGTCCAGAATAGAAGCTCTGATCGTTGACCTTTGCCGCGGTCGATTTGTAACACTAAAGGATCTCGCCGTTGCCCTGGATCGATCCGAGTCTTCACTGCGTAAGCATTATCTCAATCCACTGGTCGAGCAAGGGAGACTGGCGAGACGGTACCCGGTGCCTAGCCACCCCCAGCAGGCATACATTACGCCAGATAACAACGCGGGCTAGACGATGCAACCCAGGTAGGGAATGGGCGGCCGCCAAAATAGAGTTTCGGGCAGGGAATCGAACGAAGGCGTTGCCCAACGCCGATTCTTCATTTCATCGACAGCAAATCGGTCAAGGCCGCGCGGAGTTCTTCGCGCACTGCTGCTCGCACGGCGTGGATGTCGAGTTCGAGTCCGAGCACAAGGGACCGCTCCAGCCTAGCGACGATCTCCGCATTGGCCGACCGCCCGTTCTGAGCCGCTATCTCATTGATCTTGTCGCGCATGCCCGGCGGCAGGCGCACAGTCACCTGATCCCAGCCCCTCACGCCGCTGTTTCTCGTTCGTCCCATGCGGCGCAGTGTGCCCGCACAGTGCTGGATAAAATACTCGCACTGTGATGGTATTCAGCCGTTATTCGCCGCTTTCCCCGTACCATCACAGTGCTGTAATGGACCTGTGCCCTGCTCTCGAAGCAGCGGACATAGGAGACCCAGTGCGCACACTGATGAGCATGCAAAGAGCGCAGGAGCGAGCTGCCCAAGCAGGTGTCAGCGTTTCCTGTATGGAGTCGTGGCCATTCCTGGTGACGGTCACCTTCCCCGCCACAGTGGCGGCTTCGGAGTGCGCCGGCGCGCTGGCACTGGTCGCGGCGGCGTTGACCCGACAGCAAGCAGCGGTGGTCAGCGGGCGCCCGTATCTCATTGCCGGATTGGCCATATTCGCATCGTTGGATGGTGAGGCGGAGTGCGGTATACACATCGACCCGCGCGCGATGGACGCGGAAACGCTTGAACTCAAATGGCCTGCAGTGATGCGGGAACTGGAAGATCAGCGAGCCTACTTGATGAGGGTGCAAACCACCATGGCGCCGCTCAAGGACTTCTCCAACATCCCGCGAACCCTACCGCCTCTTCGAATGTGACTGACTAGTTGGGCCGAGCGGATCTCGCCAAGTCTTCGCCCGGTATCGGCCAGCTTGGCAGTGACGCAATCTCCTCGTATTCCGAGCTGCAGGAGGTCGCCGCTCCGAGCAGGACGGATGGCCCGGGCATCTATGTCTTCTAGGACAGCGACGAGCTGCTCGGTACGCATTTTTTCTTTCTCCTCCGGATTCTGTTGTCCGGATACAGAGTATGAATAGACCAGCCCTATCAACCAAACGGATACATCTTGGCGGGTGAAATCTTTTGCGCTGGAATAGTTGCGCAATCCGAACTAAGATGCATGACGTTACATCGAGGGATAAAATGCAACGAACTAGGACACTGCTCATTGCAGCATGTTGCAGCGCACTCGGAGCTTGCGCCGGCAAGGTCACCTACACACCGCCGTCTCCGACCACAGTGCTCGAAAACGAGATCACAGTTAACGAGTCAATCGACGCCGCCTGGCAGAAGGCCGTTCCTGCGCTCAGCAAGCAGTTCTTCGTGATCAACAACATGGACAAAGCCTCTGGGCTTATAAACCTCAGCTATAGCGGCACCCCGGATCGGTACATAGACTGTGGTTGGATTTCTTCTCACGTGCAGAATCTTAGAGGAACACGCGACTACGTCTTCCCCGCCGCCGCAGGCTTCCAACAATATGAATCCATGGAGGGTGGGGAACTCTACTTCATACAGCGCCGCATTGCACTCGAGGGCCGCGTCAACTTGGTATTCGAAGCCATTGAAGCGGGCAAGACGCGCGTTACAGCGAACACAAAGTATGTTGTGACCAAGACCGTCAACCTGTCTAACAGCATGGGACAGAACGGGCAAGTGGTGAACTCGACTTCTTTCACATCCAACAGCGGTGCCGCGTTCCCTGACGCGGGAGGCGTGTATTGCCGTAGTACTGGGGCTCTCGAACAAGATCTCTTGAAGCTCATTCAATAGCTACGTGGGCCGCTAGAAAGCTAGACCGCTCCGACCAGCCCTGCATTAGCGGGGCTTTTTTCTGCACCGTTACAATTGAATATCAGTCCGACTGTTGACCTACCCATCAGTCCGACTCATAATCTCTCCATCGACACCCCGAACGGAGAGAGCAGATGAGCCTGATCGAAGAACTCAAGGAATACGGCGAAATCCGCGACAGCGGCTGCGTCCTCAGGCTGGATGCGTCTGGCTATCACATGCGCGAGGCCCGCAACCTTCTTGGGCCGCATCGTCATGACCTGGCCGTCAATACCAGCCCCGAGCGTCTGGAGGCTCACTGGCAAGGCTTCGTCGCCAACGTCAACGCCTAAGGACTCGCCATGCAAATCCTCACCCGCCTATTTGCCCGCTTCGTTGTCATCGCGCAGTTCGACGGCAAGACGGCGAAGCACTACGCCCGGAACTGGAAGGAAGCGATGGATTGGATGCGCTGCTATCCAGCGACTGACAACGTTGAAGTCTATGAGCGCGTCGGCGGTCGTCAGGCAGTTGTCCCTGTCGCTGCGCGGTCTATTGGATAGCCATGCGCGACTTGATGACGAACCTTCGCTACTGGGCGATCCCGCTTGCCGTGCTGTTTGTCGGCGGCTGGGTGGTGATTGGCTGGTAGCGGTAAAGGAAAGAGAGATGAAGATTCCTGCGCTCCACAAAGGGTTTTTTGGCTGGGACGCTTGCCGTCTCGCTGACGAGTACGAGGCCAAGGAATTAGCGACGGCCATCACGCAAATTTCAGGCAATCCGCAAAACGCCAACCCGCAGCATGCGGCCGGCAGCAGCATCTACCTGTTAACGAAGAAGGCACGCAAGCAAATCGACTCGCTGTCGTGGGCGATTTTCTATCAGAAACAGGCAAAGAAATCTGCCTAACCCCAATCGGAGATTCAGGAGAGGGCGAGCAGTACGCGCAGGCTGATGCGCACGTGATAGTGAGCCCGGGCACGTGGTCGAGCGGACGTATCTCGAACTGGGCCAAGCAGGAGATCAGCACCTGCCGCCCTCCCCTGAATCTCTGTACCTACCTAACGAAGTGGAGAAGAAGAAATGTACGAGTTGAAGATCGACCAGCCGAGCTACGAATGGACCGTTTTCATGAGCAAGCACTTCTCCGTGACTGTTCGTGCGTGGCAAAGGGAGGACAAGTTCGGATGGAATGTCTACGCGAACATCTTCGATTGCCATCCCCTGCACAACGACCCCGAAGCCGCGATGCGACTCGACTTCCACGGCGGGGCGACCTACGACAAGTACATCACCTACGAGCCGTCGCAGGGCATTAAGTATGACTTCCAGAAGGCGCAACGCGTCTTGAAGGTTGGCAGTGACTACATGCACCTTTACGACGACTGGGCAGAGCAGTGCGACCCGAAGGACGGCATTCCGATGCGCATTCAAAACGATGCGCGGTCGCTTGTCGATCAGCTATTGGCGCACCAAACGGTAGTCGCCTAACCCCCAACGCAGCAGAGAGAAGGAAGAACGATGAATCCCCCGAAAGAAGGCGATCTGCGCGTGTGGCATATCCCGCAAGTACCGATGGCGCCGTTCCATGTGCCGGTGAAATCGCTCGAAGAAGCCGGCGCTGTGTTGAATGCGCTGGCTCGCTACGACCTGTTCCAACTGGAGCACAACATCAAGCCGGATTTCTGCAACGCGGCCGGCTTGGAGGTCTACGAGGATGGCGAATGGAGCGAGTGGTACAGCGCCGACTACGACGGCATTGACGATTGGCTGGCACAGAACGCGAACGACTAAGGAGCCCTCCATGTCTATCCCCCCCGACTTCACCCGCCGAGTGCAGGAGAACCCGCAGATTGCGGTGGAGCTGTATGAGGCGCTGGAAAGGATCGCTCATAGCTATCGCGCGCTCCTATCCAGGAAGCCCGTCCGCGATGTGCAAGAGACGCTAGCGGAAGTAGAGGCCGCGCTTGCCAAAGCTGAAGCCCCCAGCGCCCTATCGGCTCAAGCCCACTACGCCCACGAACTCGCCCTAGACGCTGCTGCGCGTACTGGCGAGACGCCGATAGACGAGCACGTGCGGTGCGTGCCGGGGATGGAGAAATGAGCGCCCTCCCCGCCCCCAAAGAGCCCGAGGTAATCAGCGCCACCCCGGATGAGGTCATGGACGTATTCGCCACCATCTCCGGCTGGGACTCTGACCAGCATGGTTCTACCTGGTGGACCGCCAGAGTTGACGACCAGATGTTCTTCGACAACCTGGACGGCATCGACAAGGCAATCCTCCTGCACCTGATCGCGAAGGATACGACGCACTGGAGCAAGGACTTGCGGAACAGGCTGCTGGGCGCTGTGGAGCGGGAGATAGCGACGTGACTGGCTACCTGATATCCGGCCTGGCACTGGCTGTAGTGATAGCGCCGCTGCTGGATCGACTGGCGAAGTGGCATCGGGATAGCGACCCGCTGATTGGAGAGACGCATGACTAAAGGATTGATCCCTGACGACTGGGTCATCGCCGCGCAATGCTTGCTTGATGACGCGGAAGACGGCGACGAGCCGACCCTGACCCTTACGGCCCGGCAGATCGTTGAGGCCGCTGAGGCTGACGACGGAGAAAGCCATGGACAACGATGACGACGTGGTTATCGAGGATTGCTACATCCTCACCGACGCCCAGATGAACGAAGCGAAGCGCATAAGCGATGACGTTGAGGTCATCTACCGCATATGGGCAAACGGCTCTGTCTTTGGCCCGAATTACTGCGTCAGGATCATCCCGCTCAAGGGGCTCCCGGAGGATAAATGGCCGACGACAGTTATGCCTCCACACATCATGCATGAAGTGTGGGCAAACATTGATCCGGCAGAAAAGGAAGCGGCTAAAGCCCGGTCGGCAGCGCTTCGGAGGGTGGCGGCGTGAGGCTGCTTCTCATGATCGCAGGGGCCTTCGTAGCGCTGTTCCTTGCGCGGCACTGGGACTACGAGGACTCGCAACGAATTCAGGCCCGGGAGAACTGGGCGCGGGTGGCGAATAGATAAACGAGGATGCGATGAACGCCATAGTAGAAGTGCCCCAAGGGGCGATTATGTCAGCAGACCAGATGCGCGAGCGTATCAACGCTGTGCAGAAGGTCATGCAGGCAGTCATGAAGGAAGACACACACTACGGGAAGATTCCTGGCACGCAGAAGCCGACGCTGTACAAGGCCGGCTCCGAAGTTCTGCTGACCACCTTCCACATGGGCCTGCGCCTGGAGATTGACGACCTGTCAACTGGGGACGAAATCCGCTACCGGGTCAAGGCCGTCGGGTTCCACCAGCCGACCACGACGGTTGTGGGGGAAGGCATTGGCGAGTGCTCCACCGGGGAAGAAAAGTACAAGTGGCGCACGGCTGTCTGCGACGAGGAATGGGAGTTCTATCCCGAGTCCCGCCGCCGCATCAAGTTCGCCAGGACGTGGAACAAGGCCATGCGCGGCTACGACATTCTCCAAGTCAAGCAGGTGCGGACCGAACCGGCCGACCTGGCCAATACCGTCCTGAAGATGGCTAAGAAGCGGGCGCAGATCGACTTCACGCTTACGGCGCTGGGCGCTTCTGACATCTTCACTCAGGACATTGAAGATATGCCGGAAGAGCTGCGCGGGGCTGCCACTGACAGCGACGGGAACCCGCTTCCCGCCGGGTCGCCGGTTGAGCATCCCGCCATGAAGGAAGCCAAGACCGTTCAAGACTTGGCGAAGATCATGAACACCCTGAAGGCGGATGAGCGCAAGAAGTACCTGCCGTACTTCCAGGTCCGCATGAAGGAACTGCAAGGAGGCGGCAATGGATCAGCGGACTGATGAATGGTTCAAGGCCCGTCTCGGTAAAGCGACGGCCAGCAACTTCCGCAAGATTCTCGCGAAGGTAAAAACCGGAGAGGCCGCGGACCGCAGGAACTATCGCGCCCAGTTAGTAATTGAGCGGCTAACCGGCCAGCAGCAAGACTCGTATTCCAATGCCGCCATGCAGTGGGGTACGGAGCAAGAGCCGTTCGCTCGGATCGCGTACATGGCACAGACCGGCAACGAGGTCGAGGAAGTTGGTTTCATTGAACACCCCGAACTGATGGCGGGCGCGTCCCCTGATGGCTATATCGGTGAGCACGGCCTTATCGAAATCAAGTGCCCTGTCTCGGCAACGCATATCGAAACCCTGAAGGCGGAGACATGCCCCACCGAGCACTACGCGCAAGTGCAAGGGCAGCTTTGGATTACCGGCCGAGACTGGTGCGATTTCGTCAGCTACGACCCCCGCATGCCTGACCGCCTGCAACTGTTCATCACCCGAGTCAGCCGGGATGCTGACTACATCGATGTGCTCGCCAAGGAGGTCAAAGCCTTCCTTGATGAAGTAGCCGCCGAAGTCGAAACACTCAACCGCATTGCCGCATAGGAGCAACCATGGCTTACGACAACACCAATTCTGGCGTCCTCTTCAAAAACGACAAGAAGGAGAAGGATACCCACCCGGACTACCGGGGCAGCATCAACGTCCTGGGGATCGAATGCTGGCTCTCGGCCTGGATCAAAGAAGGCAACAAGGGGAAGTTCATGAGCCTCGCTGTCACGCCGAAGGAAGAGAAGGAATCCGCACCGCAGCAAGAGAAGCCCGCTGCCCGCAAGCCGGTCTACGGCGACGACGATTCCGCACCCTTCTAAGGAGCCAGCCATGCAAGAACACGTATGGGTAGTTTATGGGCAACACCCGCCAACCAAGAAATGGTTGATCATGAGCATGCACCGCAGTCGTAGTTGGGCGCGCGATTCCGCGAAGCGGACTCACTGGCCGACCCGCATCCGCAAGTTCATCGCTGCGTAAGGGGTGGAGATGAGCAACGACCATACCGAAGCTCTGGACAACCTCCACACGCTGCTCGACTATGCCGACGACAGCGACGGAGCCCAATACGGAACGCTAAGTACCGATCTTGTTCGCAAGTTGATCGATAAGGCTATTACGGTACTCGCCCACCCCCAGCAGCCCCGATCAGACCTGACGCGAGCCGTAGTGAGCTGCCCTCACGAAATCACAGCGGATGAGGTTGTGCTTCGCTACGACCCTAAGCAGCCGGGGAAGAATGCGTTTAATCAACTGATGACTCGGATTGAGACTGCTGCCCAGCAGCCCTCCGGGTGGCGAGACATTGCGAAGACAGGAGGCGCCGATGCCGAACAGGATTGATGTGCTCGGTCGTACCTTCGGGCGCTTAACCGTCGAAGCTGATGGCCCACGGAAGGGTGGACGCAGGACCGTAATCTGCGTCTGCACGTGCGGGGCACGAAAGGCATTTGACCCAAGGTCACTATTGATCGGGGTCTTGAAAAGCTGTGGTTGCTATCAAAGGGAAGTAGTTGCCTCCATATGCGCTAACCGTCGCACTCATGGAAAAACTAAGACCGCCGAGTACAACATCTGGATCAAGATGAAGTCGCGATGCGCCAATCCCAATGACGCAAAGTACCCCGATTATGGCGGCAGAGGCATCCGAGTTTGCGCTGCCTGGGAGTCGGACTTTGAGGCCTTCTTGGCTGACATGGGACCAAGGCCGAGCGCCAAGCATTCGATTGACCGTATCGATGTGAACGGCAACTACGAGCCATCAAATTGCCGGTGGGCTACGCCGAAGGAGCAAAGCCGGAACAAGAGGAAACACCGACTTGTAGAGTTCATGGGGGTCAAGATGCCGCTCTCCCAGGCCTGCGAACTCTCCGGGATCGACTACCGGAAGGCGCTCTACAGAGTTCGGCGCTGCAAACCATGGTCACCATCCCCGAGGATTCAATAATGCCTAACCCCACCCCTGCCCGGCCGGAGTTGCCGGAAGAGATTTGGAAGGACGTTCCGGGTTATCCGACTTACGAGGTTTCGAACCTCGGCCGGGTGCGCCGAGGGGACAGGATTCTCGTCCCTCGCGTTGGGCGTAAAGGTTATCTGCGTGTCTGCTTGTATGTACCCAAGTGCATACGGGTGCAGCGCGCCGTACACGCCCTAGTACTTACTGCGTTTGTTGGCCCGCGTCCTCCAGATAGGCAGGCATGTCACTACGACGGAGATCCAACGAACAACTGCCTGAGCAACCTACGTTGGGGGACCGCCGCTGAGAATTATGCGGATAAGCGACGGCATGGGACGCATCAGGTAGGCGAACGGCACGGCGCCCACAAGCTTACCGAGTGGGATGTTTCGACTCTGCGCAAGCTGTACTCCATGAAGGATCGCGGGATCTGGCGCCCTGACGACTTGGCCGCTGCGTTCGAAGTGGATCGAGTGACGATAGAGCGTGCTGCTCGTGGAGATGCCTGGAGGGAACATCCTGCCGTACCAACAAGATGGTCCATCGACCGCAAGGAGCCGACAACATGAAAACGACCCTACCTCGCCTTCCGGCTGGCTTCAACTCTCCTGATGACGACTGGCTTTCCCAGATACCCGGCAGCAGCAACCGTGCGCGGTGCGTCGCGGACATCGAGGAATACGGCCGCGCCATCATCGCCCAGGCCCGCGCGGAGTGGGAGGCGGAGTTGAAGGTGGTGGCGTGGGCCGATGCAGCAGCCATCAAACTGTTGTCGAAGGGTTTTCATGCGGTGGTATTCCCGGAACCGCGCGACACGCATCTGAAGCCCCTCGCCATCATCCCATCTACCAAGGAAGGCCATGAAGACCAATGAACAGACGGTGCTGAGCGAAGCCTTAGACCGAATGGACCGCGCGAGAAGCATTCTCACAGATGACAACCCACGCCCTGAATGCAATTGGGGGATGCTGGATACGTCTGATCTTCGCGCCCGCCTGCCTGCCGCAAGCGAGGCCGAGAAGGCAGCCGAATACACGCGAGGCCGTGCGGACGGATGGGAAGCGGCAAAAGCCAGCGACGCCGGGGCGGTGCCGGTGGCGTGGATGCTCGAACACAACATGGGGAAAGCGCCCTTGTTCTGTCGCGGGAGCAACGACCCATCAGACATTTGGGGCGAAAAATACTTGCCTCTCTACGACCGGCCCGCACCTGTAGAGGCCGGGGCGGTGCCGATCTATCAGTGCATGACGAACGACGATGACGATAACCCGACCAGCGCCAAGTTGTGGATGGACATGGATAAGGCCGAATACGACGACATATCGGTTCGGCGCGACATTCGTTCGCGCATCGTCTACGACGCCCCACCCGCACCTGTAGATGCCGGGGCGGTGGACTTCCAGCATATCGCCGGCATGTTGGAAAGCTATGTGTCGTGCATCAAGGAATACGCCTTGGCCAATGACCTGGAGCGCTGGCACTACATTCCCGAAGTCGAGGAACAGGCCGCGATCCTCCGCTCCGTTGCAAACCGAGCGCCATCGGATGCGCCCGCGCAGCAAGATATGCGCGATGCCTACGTGGGGGCGCGCGAAGACCTCGAAATCTGGAAGCGGCGTGCACTGGAAGCCGAAGAGCTGAACCGCAAGTTCGCAGCGAGCATCAACGGGCCGACGTTCATGGGTGAGCCCGCACCGGCTGCGCAGGGCGACGCGCACCCGAACTGCCCGCCGCCGGTCAATGAGATCGAACGCGCCGAACGCGAGCACATGGGCTGCGCGTTCTGCAATACGGGCATCTATGCGCAGGGCGACGAGCGGGCGTTAGCGCTTCGCGATCTGGACAAGCTCGTCGAGTATTCCAACGACAGCGACGACCACGGATACGGAACCATCGCCGCCGACTTGGTGCGCGAACTGACAGCGAAAGCCCGCGCCGCCCTGTCTCGCCAGCCCAGCGCGGGGGATGCGACGCCGACGAAGCCCGGGGTGTACGTGTGGACCGCAGGTACGCATAGCGCCCTAGTGCTGGTCGACCGCCGTCCGAGCGACCATAGCCCAGGTGGCGTGCTGAACGGGCACGTAATCGAATCGACCAAGTTCTATCACGGCTGCCCGGTGGATCGGTGGGGCAAAGACGGCCTGTGGATACTGTTGCACGACTTCGACGCCGCCCGCGCCCAGCGTGCCGCAGAGGGGGATAGCCATGAGTGATTTTCGACAAGCCAGCCGCACTAACTGGACCTCGTCCAACAGCGTGGAACACATCAATGCCGGCAGCCTGCAGCGCATCGCCGATGCCGCCGAGAAAATGGCGCAGCGGCACACGGAGCTGATCCGCGACCGCGATAACTACGAGCGGTATTTCCGGAGCGAATGCGCCAGCCACAACATGACCCGGCTGCAACTGCGCGCATCCAAGGGCGTCATCACGAAGTTGCGCAAGCAGTTGGCCGAGGCGCGCGCCGCTGCACATGTGGCGAACGATGAATAGGCACGAAGCCGCGCACCTGATCGACAGGCAGCTATGCACCATCATGCCTGTTCTGACCCGGATCAACGAGGCCGCATACGCGGTAGGCGGTGGCACTGAGTGGCGTGCCATCCTCGATGCCGTCCAGGCCCTGCACGACAAGGCGATGGAAGCCCACAAACAGGCTACGCGAGGATTCAATGACTGACGCTACGGACAAGGAACTGCTCAGGAGAGCGGCGAAGGCGGAGTGTCAATGCTCGTTGCGCATCCGTCTGACTGGCGACGGCTGCCGGTACTGCCAGCCTCAGGACTACATCGACCGGCTGCACGATAACGCGAAGGATGACCACGACGAGATTGAGCGACTGGAGGCCCGCATCGCGGAACTGGAGGCGGCGCTTCGCTGTCACTATGAAGCGGACAAGCGACTGTACGAAATGCCGTTCGACTGCGAGCCGGCAGACGACATAGCAGCGCTGGAGGAACACGACGCCTCATTCAAGGCCATCGGGGATCTGCTAGGGGTCCGCGCTGCCGCTGCGCTGGGAGAGAACATCAAACCGGAGCTAGACGATGCTGACAAATGAAGACTTGGACCGGATAGAAAGCGAAGTAGATAAACACGTCAAGCTATGGCCTGAAGAGGTTCGCAAGCTGGTGAAGATGGCGCGGCGGTATGCGTGGCTGAGGGATGAATCGGCCTGCGCGGCAGCCGACACCCCAACCGTTTTCTCATGCGCACCCGGGTGGGGATCGCGGCGAATCCTGGAGGGCGACGATCTAGACGCCGCCATAGACGAAGCCATCGCAGGAGAGCGTGATGCAAAGTAAGCTGACCAAGTTCCACCACGCCTACGACCGCTATTGGAATGCAGTCGAAAAGGCCCTTGTCGACCAGTATCACCGCGACGACGACACCGCTATTGACTGGGCCATCGACAAGCGCCTCGACCTGGAAGATGAACACGGCGATCTTGTCATTCCCGCCACGCCGCCAGAGCGAATGGCGCAGGAGATATTCATGGAGCGGGCTGTTTGACCGAAGCACTCCAGCGCATCCTAGAGACAACCCGGGAATATTGGGGATTGTAATGAGCATCCTATCTGACACTGACTTGTACCGGCTGACAGGCTTTAAACGGGCCAGTTGTCAGCGCCAGGTGCTGCGTGAGAAGGGAATCCCGTTCCAAGCGCGGGGTAACGAGACTATCGTTATGGAACAGCACGTAGAGGCTTGGGTGCTGGGGAAGAAGATATCCAAGTACGCAGAGCCTGACCTTTCCGCCGTCAAATGACCAACGAGTATCCCAAGCTTAGGTCGCATACGCGCCGCCGCAAGAACGGCAAGGTGACGACCTACTATTTCTATGACCGTCGCGGCACGGGCGAGCCTGACATCGCCCTAGGGACGGATTACGACAAGGCCCTAGCGAAGTGGAAAGAAATCCACGAAGACGCCCCCAGGGTATCCGGGACCATCGAAGAAGGATTCCGGGCCTGGGAGACGGATGAGACAGAAGGACTGCCGTCATATGCCAACCGTGATACGCGCCGCATGTACGCGAAGGCGCTTAGGTTCCTGCGCCCTGTCTTCGCTGCGGCCTCATGGGATGCAGTCAAGCTTAGCCACCTGACCGCATATCTAAAGAAGCGGACCGCGAAGACCCAGGCGAACCGGGAAATGGCTACCTTCTCTGTCGTCTGGAACTATGCGCGCCGATGCGGGCTGACTGACTTACCATGGCCGGCTGCTGGTATGGAGAAGTCCAAGTGGAAGAATAAAGAGAAGGCACGGGAATTCGAGGTCACTGACGACCTCTTCGAGGCGGTGTATTACGCTGGCGATCAGGTCTTGCAAGACGCTATGGACTTGTCCACCGCAACCGGCATGCGGTTGACCGATGTCCGAACTGTCGTCCTGCCGCCCAGCGACATCCTGCGTCTGAAGGCATCAAAGACGGGGAAGGCGGCAGACTTCGATCTGTCTATATCTTCGGTGCTGCCTGAGCTTGTCAGAAGGCGCAGGGCATTGAAGGCCGACCATTTGATGCTCCTATCTACGCCAACTGGACGCCCTGTCAGCTATGAGATGCTCAGGGCCAGATACGAATCCGCCCGTGAACTGGCTGCCGACAACGCCCAGCATGCTGGGTTTCCAGAGTTAGCAGCAGAGATTCGGGCCATGTATCTCCGAGATATGCGCAAACGAGCCAGCAACCTTGCGGAGACGGACGAAGAGGCCTCGAAGCTCCTACAGCACAGTTCGGTTGGGCTCACCAGAAAGCACTATCGGAACAAGGTGCCGAAGATCAAACCAGTCCGCTGACGGCGTTCCGCATTTGCCGATTTACTCAGACAAGTCCTACGGCAAAAATGCGGAACGAAGCGGCCGGAGACCCGCGTATTTCCTAGCAATTTGGAGCGGACTTAAAATCCTCCGGCTTTAATCGGCCGTACCGGTTCGATTCCGGTCTCGGGCACCACCTGCGGTTTGCGGCAGCTTCCATCCCCCGCAGCGATCAGAACATCACCTTCAACGTCGCCTGTACCGACTGCGCGTTGGAGCTGCCGGCGAATTGGCCGGAATAGTTCACGCCCAGCACGGCGCTCTTGCTCAGGCTCATATCCAGGCCCGCCTCTACTACCGCCGCGTCCCGTGCCAGCGGCACGCCGGCGACGCCGAACTCGCTGCCGCCACCCTGGAAGGTCAGGCTCGACACCGGCGCGTCGTCGCCAAAGGCGTGGCGCCAACCCAGCGAGCCGCGCAGCCTGCCCTCCATGCTGCCCAGCTTGATCGTCGTCGAAACGCGGGTGCCCAGCGTGCTGAAGGTCACGTCGCTGCGATCGCCGGGGCTGTGCAGCGCGGCCGCCCCGCCGTCTTCGGTGAAACTGTCGGTGCGCTGCCTGACATACGCCACATTGACGAAGGGCTCGAAAGCGTAACGTCCCGCGTCGATGCGGTAGCCCAAGTCGCCAAAGATCTGCGCGGTGCCGGCGTTGTAGCTGGCCGAGGGGCCATCGCCGAAGCCGGCGAAATTCACCGAGCGACCCGTGCTGACATCCTGCCAGGTGTAGGCCGCGCCCGTGCGCAAGCCCAGGGCGCCCCATTGTGCACCTCCGTAGACGCCCAAGTGGTAGTTGTCGGTCGACGCCGAGCTGTCGCGGGAATCCACGTCGATGTCGGTGTGGCTGTAGCCGGTCATCACGCCCACGCGCCAGTGCTCGGACACCGACGCGTCGGCGCCGACAAACAGCCCCCCGGTGGAATCGCTCATCGCGCCCGCATTGCCATTGCTCTCGGTGTGCTGCCAGCCGCCGAACACGCGCACCCAGCCGCTTGGACGGCGTGACTCGGGGCCGCAGCCTTCACCTTGCATCGACGTTGCGTCACGCTTGTCGCTCTGCGAGCCCACCGCGCAGAACGTCTCGCGCAGCCGGCCGGTGGCCGCATCCCGCACGAAGTGGCTGTCCTGCAGCGATGCGGTCTGCACCGACGCGTGGATCTCGCCCGACAGCTGGTCCAGCGCACCGCGTGCAGCGGCGTCCGAAGGCAGGTTCAGCACGGC